CTGTTTTTATTGTACTTAGCGGTTGGCACATCATTTGCATATTGAAAGTTGAACCTGCTGAGGACATGAAAATGAAAATAAAAATTGAAAAAATTGAGTACGTAATTGAAGAGGCCTTCGCGGTCAAACAAAGAGTCGGACGCCCCAGAAATCGCCAGGCGAAGTTCAGCCTAGTCCTGAGACGGCCACAAGGCTGCAATCGTTACACGTCGTTCATGTACTGGGATGGTTCATTCTGCAAACCTTTTCTTCATTAAACTAGGAGGAATCACTAAATGAAAAAATCAAGTCAAGCTGAACCGCACTATGCTTTAATTTTATTCAATGATGGTGCGTTTGGTATTGAAACGTTTGGCCAGAAAATCTTTCACAAACAGTATTATCAAAAAGGTTCTCGTCTTTTTGGAGTTCCTCAGCATTTACGAGTCGATCAGATTTCTGAGTGGCTGGCTTGCGGGATGCCAAAACATCCTTTTATTGTAGAATACGCCTATGATAATTAGGGAATCGAATCATGAAAACAGACTATGAGCTTTTAAAAAGTCCTGCTTTTTGGCGTCCACTTGGATGTAAGCTTGAAGGTATAGAAAAGCAGGGTGAGTTAGAAATAGCACGAGTGACAGATTTGTTTTGTGGAGATTCATTCATTTTGATTATAAAACTTCACACTGTAAACGATGTTTATAAGATGCTTCAGCAAAGAAGAAAGGAGAATCTGCAATGATCAGAAATTATGAATACAAAATGTCAGGAGCTTATAGTGACATTCAGACTCGCAAGATCGTCACTCTAGAAGAACGTGAGACAGACCAGGGGGACGCTCCTTGTCATAACGTGATTGATCAGATTGACTTCGATTATAAAATGGCTGCAGAGACCTGGAGTCTCTGCTAAAGTTCATCTAAAAAACAGGAGAAAGCTATGGAAAAAAGTCACATGAGAAACGATAAATTTGATTCAACCGCAATGTTACTTAAAGACATTTGGTTTGCGCAAGACGCGATTGATTTTGAAAACAAAACAATCGATTGGGATGCTATCGACTCAAAGAAGAACTCTATCGTTCCGTCTTCATCGGAAGAAATTTTAATTGACTTGGCAACTCAATTATGGACGGGTTATGGCAAAACGATGGATATGTTTTTACACTTAGATTCAAGAAATCAAGTTAAGGTCATTGAGTCCCTGCGAATAAGATTTGGATATTAATAAAACAGAATAAATGGAGGACACCATGAACAACAAAATAACCCAGGGCGATATTGAGTTCTATGTGACAGGGTTCCTGGCAAGCCCTAGGACATGCACAGCTTGCACATCGAACACCGAGGCTCAAACCGAACTGACTCATGTCTGCCTCGAGTGCGGGAACGTCTTCCACTTGGACAACCTTCCTCCGACACCAGAAGACGAAGCCCTGGAGGACGTCATGAATATGTTCTGCCAGGAAGATTTCTAACTTTCTATTCATTTAATGGAAGACACCATGAGCGAAACAAAAACACAAGATACCATCTCTTTCACCGGATGCATACATCTTGATTTTTCAGATAACTATAAAGCGAAAAAGAATTTAATTAATCTGGGAGAAACAAAGGTATGTTGGGATAGGCCACACATATATGAAGCCGAGCCCCGGCTCGTTCAGTTTTGCAAATTTAGAGGTCGTCTAAATAGTCCAGAAGCATGTCATAATTTTGAAACAAAAATGTGCTACAAATATGAAGAATTTAAACACCATGTGTCGCTTGACACAATAGATAAATAATGGAGGTCAAACCATTTATGATTTGTGAAAAATGTTGGACGGATTCGGCTTTTGCCGGAAACCATACAGCCGAATACGAGAGACTATTAAAAGAAAGGGAGGGTTCGCCCTGTACACCTGAGCAGCAAGCCGGGGAATGCGGAACAAGATGTCAAGCATGTAACAGGAGAACTCTTCACCAATATACGCGGATTTGTGTTAACCATGAATGCAAAAAATATGGAGTAGAAATATAATAACATAGGAGGACACCATGACACGAGATGAAATACAGGACGACGTAAAGACACGAGATCTCGATTGGCTCGAGAGCCGCTGGTCTGTTCTAAATGAGGCAATCGAGGCAATTGAGCCTCACCTGGCTGAGGTCGAGGCTGCGTTCGACTACGACTATACAGCACTGGACACCTCAGAATCTCTTGAACAATCTGTTTGTGACCAGGTTCTCAAGCTGTGCAATGTCGTCACGACTCACGACACCGAGGTAACAATGTCCTGGGGAGAGCTGCTCGAGCTTATTGATCTGGAAATCAAGAGACGGGAGAAGCTCGCCGCAGCTCGAGTATCTTCCACCACAGAATTTGAAATCTGGGAAGGCAACTAGTTTTAAATAGCCTGTCCACAAAAAGGACACGGGCAAGGTTGAATTATAAGGTACAATTGCATGATAGTGGACGTGGAGCTAAGGTCAAGGCTAAAGTTGTTGCTTAAAAGTAAGCGTCTGAGAGCCGTACAGCGCGAGGATTTCCCCTTTGCTTCTCTGGGAACTATTGCCAGAATACGAGACGGGGTGTTCCCTAAATCTGAACTTCTAAGAAAACAATTTAATTTATCACCGATACTCATGGCGCCAGCCTGTCCTCGATGTGGTGGAGTTCATACTCGAAAGTGCAGAGAAAAAAAACCACCAAGAAAACTGCAACTCTCGAGGGATTTGGCTAAAATGATCTGGTGGGTAAGATATTTAAAAAGGAGAGAGATATGAGAGAAATTAAATTCAGGGCATGGACAGGAACAAGAATGATAGAAAATTGTGGTGGAATAAGTGAAACCCCGATGGGGTGGTTACACTTCTATGATAACAGGAAACATGGTTCAAAGGCTATCATGCAATTCACCGGCCTATTGGACAAAAACGGCAAAGAGATTTATGAGGGGGATATGTTGCGCATGGAACCCAATGTTGAAGAAACGTGCATAGGGGTTGTTGATTTTGTGGATGGGTGCTTTGATGTTAGATTTGATGAAGAGGGAACAGATACCGAACCGTTGAGAGATTTAAGCCCAAGTGAAATCATCGGCAACATATACAAGAATCAAGAACTCAATCAAATCAAACCGGACAAATAACTATAAGAAATCTAAAAGAACACTCTCCTATATATAGGGTGATAAAAAATGTATGATAAGTCTTTAGATCTGGCAATTAAAAATTTTAATAATTGTTTTGAAAAGAGTGATGGATGTTGGGAATGGACGGGATCAACAATACCGACTGGTTATGGTCGATTGTGGTATAAAGCCAATATATATGCACATCGATTCTCTGCTTTTTTATTTTGGGAATTTGATTTAAATTCAAAAATTCATGTTTTACATCATTGTGACAATCCGCCCTGTGTAAATCCGAATCATTTCTTTTTTGGGACACACAAATTAAATATTTTAGATTCTATTGAAAAAAAAAGACATGGTTATGGAAAACCGATTTCACTTGAAGAAAGGAATAAGATTTTAAATTTGATTAAAACACATACTGTGCCTGAGATAGCAAGATTGGCTAATCGACGTACAACTACAATATATAGATTTTTGAAAAAAATGAGGGAGGAATTTTAATGCCCTGGGTTCAAACTACGGATGCGCTTATTCTCTGTGGCAAGTGTGTAAACACGATGGAGAAGTATGCAATCTCGAGACGCCGTGCCGACATCGTCTTTATGGCTGATCGCTGTACGACCTGCAGGACCCAGTTCAATTATAAACCGATGCCGACCCATGTTCCATTCGGCACCATCCCGAGGACTGGCGACATAAAATGGGAAGTCAAACATGAGAAGGAAAACAAAAAAGACAGACGGCCCAGACGTAAAAACCACCGAGTTCTGGGACAGCATGGCATTCGAGCTCCTCGAGGTCACGCCGGCAGGGCAAATTCTGGTCAAGGACAAAGTCACCGGAAGCGATATGACATTCAAAACCAGCTGGACTCCACTCCAGATCGCAAAGGCGATCTCTAACGCCAGAGCTCAATGGTTAAAATAATTCTTGCTTTAAATAATTGACTTTCTTAACTTGATTTTGTTAAAACCAACAGGAGTCCATCATGATCATAATAAGAAATTCCGTTGTGTTTCTTTTGTTTTTAGTGTTGATCTCGAATCCCCTATTTTCCCAGGTGATCATCGGAGACAAGACGCCTCAATGGATCGTCGATAGCAAACACGCCAGTTTTTCTGGGATATTCAAGTTCGGTCACAATCCTGACGTTGACATTGGAACAGATCCCGAAGATATCTGGGAAACGGGACTTAATTGGCCCGTGTTTGCGGATGATTCAACTATCACAATCGTTTCTACGAGTACAGCAGATGACACAAGCGGAACAGGAGCCTTAACTATCCTTGTTACAGGGGTTGATTCCAGTTATGTCAGGATTTCAGAAACTATTTCATTGGGAGGTACTGATGCAGTTACTCTCGTTAATTCTTACAGGGTAATCTATAAAGCTGTCGTTCAAACGGCTGGAAGTGGAAGAACTAATGCTGGAATATTGACTTTCGATAGTCCTGGGTCTGTTACTGTAATGACAATCCCGGCAGATCATGCTCAGAGTTCAATAGGCATTTATCCGATAGCAGCAAACGAAGATGCTTTTATATATTGCTGGGGATTCAGCAACCTGACCGCCTCGGCTGATGTCAATGGTATTCTTTATGTGCTTAATGTCGATGGGAATGTCTGGAATCAAATAGATATAATGCATTCTAGGGTTACGGGTACATCGGCAGCCCACAGAGGTCTTTCAATGCTTCCAATCAAGATTTCAGGTAAGGCGGTAATCAGGGTGGCCGTTGAAACCGATACTGATAACTCGGATATCGTTGGTCATTTTACAGTCCATCACAAAGTAGTAAGATAAAGATTAAAGGTCTGTGTCCATGAGGAAGTCCACTTGCTTGATCAAATCGTCGAAATAATTATAATTGAATTGTCCCATGATTTTACTTCCCGTTTAGAGTTTCTTCAAGTTTTGTTCTCCAGTCTTCGCCATACTTTTCATAGAGTGTTAGCATCCAATGCAATGCAACTGCTTGTTCGTCTTCTGCTTTTTTGGCAACTTTATATATTCCAAGTTCGTGTAATCTTCTTGCTATTCCAGCCACAACGAAGTTTGGCCTTCCAAGTATAAATCTAACCTCATCGTCTAATTTTGGTGTGTTCATTTGCTTTCTTTCTCCTTTAAGGCACGCCTGATTTTACGGGCTGTTTGCACGTCTGTTAAAATTGTCTGTTCGCCCCTACCCTTTTTATAGACCGTTATTCTAATTTGTCCATCGTCACGAAAACAGATATATAATTCACTCATTTGCTTTTTTTCTCCTCGTATTTATGTGGGTATAAAATTTTATCGTGACACTCTCTACATTCAACCCACAATCCCCGTATTTTATTTGGTAGTCGTTTCGCCAATGTTTTAAAACATACTCCACAAACAAGCGTCATTTGCTTTCTTTATCCTTCTTGTTTTTTGTGCTATCTTGTTTGGCTGCCTCCTGGAGACCTGGAAGAGTGATCCGGCCACTGTCTGCCATGGCCAGGCGTATCGCAGTGTTTAGAATCACTGTATAATAATCGTCCTCATGGACTTTAGGGAGAAGCCGAGCTTTAACGGCATAGTTTTGTTCGGCGGCGATCAGAGCATACAGAACAACCCGATCGAATGGAATTGCTGCCAATATTTTCTCTTGTTTAAGTCGCCGCGCCGTTCTATCTTGAAGGGCTCGCTGCATTGCTTCTTTAGTCTGGGAATAGGTGACCACTCCCAAACACAAGAAAAGAATGAGAACCATGATCGGGGTCGCAGTGAGTAGCTTCTTCATGTTTCAACCTCCCGGTTAAGTGGTTTATATAAGTGGCTATTCTCGTATATGTGCTTCCATTTTCTTGAATTGCAACTTTTACACAACGGTTGAATGTTTTCTATGTAGTCGGTTCCTCCTTCTGATAGAGGTGAAATGTGGTCTTTTGTAAGAACTGCGCTTTTTCCGCAATCGGAACACCGATAGCCATACGCTTTTTTTAATTCTTGCCATTGTTTTAATGTATGGCTACCGCTTGCTTCCTTTTCTCTTGCGTATCGTCTTGCTTTAAGATGTGCTATATTTTCCGGGTGATTTTTACAATAATTTCTATGATAAATCTGTTTTGATTCTCCCCTTTTTCTCACACCCCTATAGGCGTTTTGATTGTAAAACGGTAGCGTTTTAACATAATCCTTATAGCATTTCATTGAGCAGAAATGAGTTTTACTTTTTCTATAATGTGATGGGATTGTTTTTGATTCCTCGCCACAATAATCACAATAAAAATATATCGGTCTTGAATTTGCCAATCCAATTTTTCTTTTTGTTTCATCCGAATGTTTGTGTCCAGACTGAAATCCTTTTACTCCTTTAGGCATTCTATTTTTCCTCAATAAGATTGCCATGTTCAAATATGTTGCCGATGACTTCATAAGAGTCACACGTTTCAGTTATAGCGTGATGATGATTTTTGCTTCTTGTCCAGTATCCAGCATCCTCGTAAAAAACTTCTCCAATATATTCCCCACAAACCACTGCGTCATCTCCACATGGTTTCCAATATTCTTTCACAAGATCCCCCTCATAAATCTCTTTGCCGTTTTTGTCCAATAGGCCGGTGAATTGCATTAAATTGAAATCGTCTTCGTGCCATATCCACTTGTGACCTCGAACCGGTCGAGCTAATTCCTGAATTTCAAAATTCTTCAAATCTATTTGGTGAACATCTATCATTCTCGATTCACTAACAATCCATGCCCTAAATTTAATTGGTCTCATTGTTTTTATATCCTGTTTTAAATAGTTTAAAAAGGGAGTTTCTCTGCATATTCTTGAACCGATACTTCTGGTGTTGGCGGATGATCGAGACTCGAATCTTTAGGATCTCGGCCTTCTTTCCCAAAAACTTCTTCATCACATTTAATTTCCACAACCCTGAGAGCTCTTATAAATTCTTTTCTTTGTTCTTTGCCGAGTATACAAGCCCAAACAATTGCATCATCGACATAAAGCGAAGCGTGCAGCCATTCTTTTGGGTAAGTTTCCCTATCCATATTCCTATATCTTACAAATTCTTCATAGTCCTGGAGTAGATTAGGAGTATCCTGGTTTATCCAGTGCCAGCCACACAGCCCGGATTCTGGGCCGCGGTCTACGTGTTGGGCAAGCATTTGGCAGCGCCGGCCAGCGGTTCGAAACATACACAAAGATTTCTTGAGGAAGATTGCGTATTTCTCTGCTTGGGTTGCAGGAGAGTCTGGTTTGTCTTTTTTAAGGCTCATTTTATTTGATCAAAAATTTAAGCAAATCTTCTTTTTTTATTTCTAGAGCAACTACGGTTGGATTTGGGTTGTCTGTGTCATTCACTATTTTGACCAAAGATGCCAATTTACTGCCAGAAATAGCGCCAAGCGTAAAGTGATCGTGTGGAACTTCTGGTTTAAATATAAGCCGATCTTTTTCCACTAATAGCTTCATCATTTCACCAAAAATTTAGATACAGTTTCTAAAGTGAATTTATCGATATATCCGCCATTCGTTCTGAGTGCTTCACTTACTTTTTTCATAGCTTCGCTTATCTGGTCATCGTCAAAATTGGCGAGGTCTGTTGCAGGGGTTACGTTTCGTTTTAAAAATATATTCCATTGGCCACGAGTCTTGTATTCTCCATTAATTTTTAACTCGTCTGCGTAGTGTCCTATTATTTGAATGTGTCTTTGTTTGCTAGACCAGCAGCCCTCCTTAAACTGTTTCGCGGTCATGGGTTCGTTAGGGTCTTTCTTGATTAGCCTCCTGGTTGCCGGCGCTTTTTCAAGTTTTACTTTCAGGTTGTTTCCGCAATGGGGGCAGTGCATGGGTTTTTCTCCTTTTGTTTTATGTCATCGCATAAATCAAGGTCTAAGTAGCTTTAGGTTATCAATAGCCCAATAAACCATTCCACTTTTCCCCCAATTTTTATGACGGTGGTTCTCATTAATTCTAAGATAAGACAAACTGTTTCCAAACAGACCTCCCGGGACTATCCTGAGGACTATCCTTTGCTTGTCCACCATCATGTAAAAAAACAATCCACACCGGCCACGTCGTACTATCGTCTACTTTTAAATAATCATTATAGTGTTTAATATCTATTCCTGTGACCCACTTTTGAGTTATTCTGTGCCAGCTAAAAGCTGTTTTGTATTTAGCTTCAATCCAAAGCGTTTTTTCACCTTTAAAGATCAACATATCTGGTGCAATTAACATATCGTCTGGTAAAAATAATTGTGGCCCCTTACCAGTATCTATAACTTTTTCATAGATTGGTAAAATGGTGAACCCTTTATCTTTGAACCATTGTGCTATTTTACCCTCAGCAGTTTGGCCTATTTTTAATTGATCCTTAAAGGAGGTCACAACAAAAACCATATTTTTCAAACTCATTTTCAAAATTTGTAGAATCACCAAAATATAAAAATGCCTGGCCTTGTAACGGAGTAGAGATTTCTTTGTTTGGAGACCAATATTTTATTCTGGTGTTCGGAAAACAAATAGAAGATGCACATTTAGTCATAAATTGAAACCAAGCGGTTTCAGTTGCATTATTCACCAATACTATTCCTTCAGAAATGTCCCTATTATTAAAATGCTGGGTGAATTTTTCCGTAAACAATCCAATCAGATCAGATGAATATGGTGGATTCATCCATGCTTTACCAAACCATCCTTCAGTCAACCCATTTGTTTGTGAAGTAAAATATTTACTAGCCTTGACAATTTCATTTGCTTTTTCTGATGAGGCAGGATCGAGATCGATTTCTCCCAAAACAATCCTAACGGATTCAATATACTTTTTTGGTGTATACCATTCATTGTCACCAGAATTGTATGAAACATGCGGTTTTCCTGAAATCTCAAGCCTTAATCTGTTGCGCGACCAGTTGTTTTCTTCCGCTTTTTGTAAATATTTATCTTGTTTGTTCTCTGGTAAAGCCGCAACTTCATAATGATGACTCCAACTCAAGTTGTCACGCCGGCGTGACATTTCAATTCTTCCTGATACCCAAGCAGAATTTCTAAGTCCGCCATAACTATGATCTGTTTCGTCCAATGCTTGAGAATATTTCTCACCATATTTATTTTCGCCAAAATTTAGCCAATCGCCAAGCCACCACAAAACACATTTATTAACTTGCTTTAAGAAATTACCGATCCCCATCCATTCATCAAAATTAATATCGCTTTGTATTACAAGAGAGGTTTCAGTTAATTTGCACTTATGCAGTTTTACAAGTTCATTCATTTAGTTCCTCACGTTGGTGAAGGTTTGAGTCGGAAAACCCCCACAAAGGAGGGTCTCACGTATGGAGCCAGGCCATCGCGTTGTAACCCGCTACTCACAGTTCAAACGGTTGCCAGCCAGTCGCGTTGTTTCAACCTTGCTGCTTTCGCCAACGGGGGTTCTTATGTATTTACGCTGGTATATATATGATGGATCGATTTTAATATGGACATTACCGATACCACAAAATGGACACTTCATGCTATGATAAGAATGAATCATTTCGAGAGTTGCCCATTTAATTTCTCTTCTCTCGCAATTGGCATTTGTGCAATAAACTTCTCTTTTATTGTCAACAAAACATAATTGCCCACCATAGGAATGATGTGCTCCACATTTCCAGCAATATCGTTTTTTCATAAATAAACCATCATATTTTTAAAATGTTGCATCCTTTGTTTAGCTGATGTGCCTCGGCTTACCGCATCCCCGTGCGTCTGAAACCGAAAACAAAAAATGCCTATTGTAGGGATACTCTCGGCTTTCGGTCTACCTTGGGAGAAATCCCGAAATATCCGAAAGCACCCAACAATAGGCACTTCGTTTTTTCCCAAGGTATAATTTTTACTAACATAACAATGTAAAATTTTATTTTTATAAAAGCAACATAAATTTTGTAGACAACAAGCTTACCGCTTTTTGTTTGCGTCTGTTACCGAAGACTTTGCTTGTTGTTTGGTATTTTCGAGGCAAGTGTTTTCTATTACTCCGTCCCAATATCCAACCAAATAATCAGTTGTGGCACTAAATCCACATTTACACTTATATCCTTTATCGGTTGATTCCATGTCTAAAAGACATTTGGGACATTCCATTGTTTCACCTCACGTTTTTAGAACAACGGCAAAGAGACCGTAAAAATATGGGCAAGGACAGGGATTTGACGAGAAGGAGAGTCTCATACGCCGACAAGCTCTCCATTGCGTATTCTGAGTCTTTTTTGTTACTCGTATAGTCACCCTGCATACCTGAGATTTTTTAGTCCCAAGCTCACAAGAAAGCGTCTACCTATTCCGCCACCTTGCCCATAAACTAAAAACAGGAAGTCTAAGTATCGTGCGCCTACTCAAGATAGAATCTGCTACGGCCTGTCGCACGCAATTCTGTCCAATCCCATCTTATAGACTACCCGTTTAAATTGAAAATGCCCGACTTTGTTGGACACTCTCGGCCTTCGGTCGAAAGCTCCCTGGAAGAAGAAAAACCTCAAACCGAAAGCACCCAACAAAAACGGGCACTTTATATTTCCAGGGAATTTTCTAATTTTAACTACATCCATAATATAAAAATATTCGATTAAAATGTCAAGAGAATTTACACGGATGTTTTTTGTGCTCAAAAAAATATTTATTCGCTTTCTTGAATTTTCCATTTACCCAAAAACCCCACTTCCTTTTTTGGGGACCTGTTAAGAGCAAAGTCCAGACAGGACCGCCAGCACTCACACTCACAAAATGTTTATGTTCTGCTTTTCTGAAAACAATATCACCAGCTACTAAAATTTCACCTTTGCTTTGCTCTGTATTTGTTATGTCTGCATACCAGCCCTTTAAGACAAATATGATAAAATTCCATGGATGATCATGCAAGTGCCTATCATCATCTGAAGCTGTCCATTTATGCAATCGAATTGCGAACAACCCAAAATTAATTACCCAACGTCTCATATACGGACATTCTTGCCGCCCTAAATATTCACCCCATCGTATAAAATTCATAGTACGGGCGGCGGGATTCGAACCACGCGATCTCTGCTATGTAAAACAGCGCTCTTGACCAACTGAGCTACACCCGTGTAGTTTTTTTGTAGCGGTGACGGGATTCGAACCCGCAAGGCCACCAAAATGATTTAAAACAAATCAGGAGTTTTAAATCTGGTAGGTCTGCCGATTGCCTCACACCGCCGATTCATTTTTTAGGTTGATACCGGATCGCCCTGTCCGGCGAGTCGTTTTAAATCTGCGATTCTATAACATTTCCTTAGCCGACCATTGAATGCGGTTTTAAAACTTTTAATTACATTTCTTTTTTCCCAGCTTATTAACGTAACTTTACATATTTTCAGTATTTCAAGCGCACCATCCATGTCAGTGATCTCTATATTATCGTCGCCGTTTTCCCAGTTTTTTATACTAAACTCACTCATAATGAACTGAATATAAAACATTCTTTTCAAAAAAGCAAACTTTTTCTTGACTTTCTTAAAAATTATATTATCTTAAATATTGTCATGAAGAAAATAAAACTTACAAATTCTTCTATAATGGCATTGGTTGATGATTCAGATTTTGATTGTATTAATAATTTTTATGAATGGAGATTAACTTCACACGGATATGTTTTTTCTTGGCTGGGTAAAGAAAAAAAAGATTTAGGAATGCACGATCTTATTATGTCCACAGCTAGCGGTTTTATCATCGATCATAAAAACCATATAACTCATGATAATCAAAGAAAAAATCTAAGAATTTGTACTAAACAACAAAATTTATTTAATCGGAAAATAAATAAACATAGATTTTTTTCTAAATATAAAGGTGTTGTGGCTGGATATAGCAAAAAATTTAGAACACAAATCGGAGTAAATAAAAAAGTAATTTATATCGGTGAATTTGAAACAGAATTTGAGGCCGCTCTTGCTTATGATGATGCAGCATTGAAATATTATGGAGAGTTTGCCTATTTAAACTATCCAGAACAAGACTATATTTTTGAAGTCAACGATGATTTTTTAAGAAGTTACTAAAAAGCTGAGTAACAAATCCAATGAAAAGAAAATCCTTACACATGGAAACGACCTCGATTTCTGTTATTAAGACTTGTGCAGAAATTGAAAGTGTTCTTATTAAACATAATGTAACTGCGATCATGAAAACTATTGATAACGGAAACGTTTCTGGAATGCAATTTGTTTATAATGAGAACGGACAATCCATCCCAATTAAAATTCCCTTCCGCTGGCAATCAATTCAAAAGTTGGCTCAATCTGGTAAGACTGGTTATAATAAAACCGCTGATGAGGCGCAAGCAAAGAGAGTGGCAGCAAGATTAGAATTGCGGTGGATTCAATCCATGCTTGCAAAAGTTGAGGTTGGCATGGCCGATATGATCGAAATATTTATGCCTTACATAATGGTAAATGATGGCCAGTCGTTTTATGAAAAACTATCAAGTGAAAACTTTAAAGGACTTTTAACAAGTGGGTAAAAAAACAAAATCCCCCGACTTGGTCTGTTCTCCCTTCCCGGTTCATGTTACTCAGCAGTTCCATGCGATCGGAGTCGGGGATATTTTTTATTTGATTAGGAGAAAACATGAATAATATGCCGAGATTTATTAAATTACACGATAGGAATGAACACCAATTTATTAGTGATTTGTATATTCAAGTTGATTCTATTGAACGTTTTTATCATTTAGAAGAAGAAGGTAAACACCGTAATGTTGTTCATATTAAAAATTCTTTAGATGTTCACCATGTTAACGAAACTCCATCAGAAATTAAAGAATTAATATTAAAAGTAATTCAAGCCTATTAAATATAAAAAGATAGGAGGTAACTCATGACAAAAGACAAAAACCAAGAAGTCGCGGTCGTCGATAAGAAGACCCCGTCCAGAAGCAAAAAGACACAGCCGACGAAACCAGTGACTATGGAGCAGGTTTTATATCATGCTATCGACATGAATACCGATCCTAACGCCCTTGAGAAGTTGTTCGAACTTTATGAGCGAGATGAAGCAAGAAAAGCCGAAAAGGCATTTAATGTTGCAATGGCTGCGTTCCGGGCTGAGTGTCCTATCGTACAGAAAAAAACGGAAGGTGCCCAAAATCAAGCAAAGACCGAGATTCTCTGGAAATATGCAGACCTCTCAGACATAGAACTCGCGATCAAGCCTCACCTAGCCAGGAACGGTCTATCTTATACCTGGGACTCCCGAGACATAACCCGCGGGGAGAAACCAGGAAAAGAGACAATTTGCTGGGTCTCTCATATCTTAGGTCACAAGTCTTCCGGAACTTTTACCTCATCTATCGATGCCGGTACTAGTGCGATGAACGCAATTCAAAAAGAGGGATCAACGGTCGAATATGGTCGACGTTGGAGTCTCAAGCTTGCCCTAGGAATCGTGGTTGCAGGTGAAGATGATGACGCCATCTCCGCCATGGTCAAGAAAAATGGCAAAACAGTCGAGACGATCACGAATGCCCAAACAAAGCTACTCGAAAAACAGATCGGCACCGCTGACGAAACACTCTATAAAGCAATCTTGACGGAATATAATGTCACCGAGCTCTACAAAATCCCGGCCGACAAACTTGCAGACTGCAAGGAACGGATCGCTAATTACAAACGAGCCAAGACGGAACGCCAGAAGACCAAAGCCGCTAAGGACAATCAGACTAACATGGAGATCGCAACATGAGTTTTCAACAACACCTTGACGAAGATGTGGAACACGCCATTATTCAGTTGTGTGATGCTTTGTGTCAATGGGAACGGGGCACTGGTAGGGAGTCTGTTTTGATTGTTAGGGAGCCCGGATTTGCATTTCGTGCGTTGTCTGGCAAACCCATTCCTGATAGTTGTGATGATCTTGATGACACACACTTTTTGAAAAATATTGATGCACAGGAGCAGGGAGAATGAAGCTCGAGCAAACCTTCTACAAAAAGCCGATCTTCTATGATATGGAACAGCAAAGCCCGGAGTGGTTCCTAGAACACATTGGCCTAATCACGGCATCAAAAATGGCACTAGTCAAATCGTCTGACACTGGCCGCAAGAAATATATGCTGCAGCTGATAGGCGAACGATTGAGTGGCCTCCCAAAAAGAGAGAGATGGACTGGTGGTAAAAGTACAGATTATGGAAATGAATATGAAGGGCAAGCCCTGGCTTGCCATGAACTCGAACAGGGTCTCTCGATCAAGCGCGTCGGGTTTATTAAGTTTTCCCCGGATTTGGGATTCAGTCCTGATGGACTGATTGACGATGATGGCATGGTCGAGGCGAAATCCAGATATCCTCACACTCAACTTGCGACTATACTCAGCGGACAAATGCCGCCTCAAGATAGATGGCAAGTTCAGTTCAGCCTTTGGGGTCTCGGTCTCAACTGGTGCGATTATGTGAGCTTTTGTCCTGACATTAAGACAAGCGCAAGGTATTGGTATAAAAAAATCCCTCGGGATCCCATTACCATAACTACGATCCGGAATGAGGTTACCAGGTTTCTGAACGAGATGACGTCACTCGAGGCCTCTTTAAATGGGAGTGCAATCGCCTCCCGGGAGCTGTTGAAATGATAGGACATATAAATATTGATGTAGATAGGGTTAAATGGGAGAAGATTAGGAAGCTTGTGGCGATAGAACATGAACATAGCGACGGAATGAACGAATGTTCTATTTGTGATATGCCAATGGTTGATTCCATTATCGATCATATGTCTATAGATGCTTGTTTGATTGTTAAATATTATGAGGCATTAGTTCAAGCTGTTAAGGTAATTAAGGCGTGGCATGGCGATGAAATGTTTGACATTTATTATAAAAAATCGCCAGAAATGGAACTGATTCAGAATGCATTCGATTTTTCTAATGTCAAAAATTAACGTCATAGTCAGACTCGACTGGCTCATGAAGGCCAATTAGATATGATAAAACGCGGCATTGCTGTTTTAATTAAAAATGGACGAATAGAAAACTGGCAAGAAGTGAGCGGTTACATTGCTTATAAAAAAGATGGGTGGCAATTCCTCACTATAAAAAAACCGCAAACCGAAATAACCATTCAGCAGCACAGATATTATCGCTCCATTGTTTTACAGTCCTGCCAGAAAGCTATTCACGAGTCTGGCGTTGGCATGTTTCCGATTGATGAAATTCACGACGAATTAAAAAAACGCTATGGAGTCAAAAAATTTGTTTTGGGAGGGAAATCGGAAGTAATAAAATCAATGGCGAACTATGATAAAAATGATTATTCGGTTTATTTAGAAAAAATACGTGCATGGTTGTATGATAAATTTGAGGTTGTTTTACCAAATCCAAATGAGTATGATTTAGAAAATGCTTGAAGGAGTTCTAGTAAATTGGCAAAGGAGAAAGAAACCAAATGAGTGAACCAAGAGTTTTTAAAAGTTTCAACATTCATAAGGCTTACGAAAAACTGTTATGCGAAAGGCGCGACCTTCAAGTTGAAAACAAAGCCCTCAAAGAAAGGGTAGAATTTGAAGGAAATGTGAATAAACGTCTATTTGTCAAAAACGAAGTCCTCCAAGAAAGCAATAATGAACTTCTTAATCTGTTGCCCGATTCGGCTACTGACGATGATTGGGACTGGTGCTGGAATGAACTTTTTGATAATAGCCAACAAGCTGTAAAATTGGGTCGGCAAAAAGCCGAAGCTCTAAAGGAGAAAGAAAGCAATGGGTGAACTAAGCATACTTGAGAAACTGAAGAGTTTTATTGCGGGGATTGCCTTTAAATTGTTTCTTTGGGGCAACGAAACGACTCAAGAAGTTTATTGGAATTTAATATATGAGCAGGAAGCCTTGTTAAAGGAGAAAGAAAGCAAATGAAAACTACAACTTGCAATAATTGCGGAACAACTTCAAACACATTAACCCCGGGAAATGGTTGTCATGCTTGTTTGGCTGGTTGGATGGAGGAGAAAGAAACCAAATGAATTCAATGTATGGACTCGAAAGAGAAAATGCAGAGCTTAAAAAGCTTAGGGAATATCAGACTTCAATTATAATTGATTTGAACTCAGAAAACAAAGCTCTCAAAGAAAGCAGGGATGAATTATTGAGTGCTCTAAGAGTCGCAGCACAAGAAGATGATGGATATGTATTTAATGACACCATCAAAAGAGCTAAGTCCATAAAGGATAAAGAAAGCAATCACCCTTAACCAAAGGAGGCAAAAATGCCAAACAAAACACTTGATCTCACAAAGATCAAACTCGGCAAGAGCGTTGTTTTACTCACATATTTGGACTTCGTTATTGCTGGCGATGATATCTATGAAAAGGAAGTGACTGAGAAATGCAAGGCGCCGCCGACGGCCGACTTCAAGGCAGCGATCAGGAAGATAAAAGACTATGTTTACAAACTGCATCCCCTCGAAGCGAAGAAGGTTGAATCTCTCGATGTCACCCAGATCATAATCAAACCAGAGGACGACGGCATGGGGATCACCCTCTCGGTGACCGTCCAGTTTAAGGATGTCAGTCGACCATCTAATTTTAACACGCCTTACGCATCGACTCTGGATAACTCGAATCCACTCCCGGATGCTGTAGTAGAAATCATCGATGTCATAAAAGACCAGGCGAAGCAATATAGCGAAGGCCGCTATGAGCAGGCGAGTTTGGAATTGGACAACATCAAGAATCCTAACGAGGAAACGAAGACGGAGAATGCAAACGACGCCCCAGAGAAACAGAAACGCGGTCGATCTACCAACTCCATGAAGAAAGCTCGTGAGGAAGCTGAGCAAGCTGAGGCTGAGGAAGCAGAAACAGCTGAAGCCTAAATAAAATTAAAATATAAGGAGGATTTATTATGGGAACTTCAGTATCGGAAGGTAAATACAGATCATTTGAATTAGCATCTGCAATACGCGCAAATTCTAATTGTAGAGTTGAACCTTTGATCGAAGATGCCAAAGTTATTTATCAATATATTTTTGAAAATACCAAAGAACCGGATCAAAATAAATGAATGATCTCGACAAAGCATTGGACGAAGTCTTCAGTCTCTGGATCCGTTGCAGGGGCTCATGGCAATGTATGACGTGTCCGAATACTTTCAATCCACCGAAAACGATGCGAGAATTTCCAAGTCCATCGAGTGGAAATTCTGTCAAGTTGCATTGTTCACATTTTTGGGGTAAAGGATCAAGTGGATTCTGGACGAGGTGGGATGATCGCTGTGCAGAGTCTCTCTGTTTTCTATGTCATCAAATTTGGGAGAAAATGAAGGCTCCGGGTCAATCGTATTATGAATATAAGAAGAAGGATCTCGGTGATCATCTCTTTGAATATATGGATTGGCTCTCGAAGCGTATAGATCCCATGCACGCCCAAGTCAAGGAGTTTAGGCTGTTTGAGCTAATCTCTAACATAGGATCCCGGGGTTATCCGATTGACTGGCTGTTTACAAGGTATGGCTATTTAATAAAAGGACTACCAGGAGGAACAAAATGACACCACAACCGACACCTTTCGAGCTGGTCGTCGAAGCATTACTCGATGATGGCCACGATATACACTTCAAAAAGGAGGATGGGACGATCTTCATGAAGCTGAACAGTGAGGAGATTGTCGCTGTCAGCGGCGTGACCCTTGAACAGATCGGACAGTTGGCGATCAGTTCAGCGTTATCTCTTGGGTTCAAACGAATAGACGGGGGAACATAGTGAGACGCGTCCTGGCTCTCGACCTGGGAACAAAATGTGGATTTGCAACCAATGCCATTGCTGTCAATAATAGCGGAACTAAAATCTTTGACGGCGAGATTTCCGGATGGCGTTATCTTGCATTCAAGCAATGGCTTGACGTGGAACTCGAGAGACTCAGAATCGATCATATCATATATGAGGAGACCTTCAGTAAGGGTGCTTATGCTGCACGCGTGCTTCATGGATTTCTGGCTATACTACAATTCACTCACGCCCAAAGATACCCGTACGAGCACACCAGAATCACGATATCCAAAGTCTATGCCTCCAGTTTAAAGAAGTTCGCGACTGGAAACGGTAGAGCCACAAAGGACGATATGATTCAAGAATATATAAAACGCTTTTCATACGCGCCAGTCGACGACAATGAGGGTGATGCACTGTGGCTGTTGGAATATTCAAAACAGAACGGAAGGACAGAATGATCAAGACGACACTAACGGTTAGGTGTGTACTGGGACACGAGCAGGAAATTGAAGACGACGACGGGGCGATCAGGCTCCAAGGATACACACGCTGTAGTGAGTCCGGATGCAAGCGGAACGCCTTTACTGTAAACGTGAGAACGGAAGATGATGGACAGCAGGATCTTAAGGCCTGGCGTGTAAAGATTCCAGATAAGACAATCGATGATATGAAACATCTGGATGCCCCAGCTGTCTGTCCTCACTGTGGAGAATCTCTCGAATAAGGAGGTAATATGAGTAAACCAGCATTTCCTCAGAGCGTCTCTGATATTTCCATTGTGCCAAATGATTGTGAAGGCATGTCTCTGCTTGAATACTATGCAGGACAAGCATTAAATGGATTATGGGCTTCTTGTGCACATGAAAAATCTGATTGTCCGACACACTGTGATTTTGATATTTTTGCAAAAGCTTGTTTCGATCAAGCCGAAGCTATGATAAAAGAAGCAGAAAAAAGGAGCATATAATGATCAAAGCATTGAGAGGCAAGAAGGTCGAGAACATTCTGTTCTTCGACATTGAGACGGTTCCACTCTGGGAGGATTGGACAGAAATGCCAGAAGAGATTTATGAATGTTGGTGGAACCGGGTGAAGTGGAAGATGGACTCTGGCAACTGGTATAATATATATGAAGATGAAGCGGAAGAAGCGTTCAAGAATGAACAGTGGGAGAAAATCGGAACCATGGCAGAGTTCGCTCGGGTCGCCTGTATTGCGCAAGGTTACCTAAGAGGAAATAAGCCGACGATTGGCTCTAATTGTATCGTGGACGAAAAAGAGATGCTTATGAACTTTAAGGGAATCTTGGATCATAACCCAAATGGTGCTGCGGATATCCTCTGCACTCACACCGGGAACTCGTTCGACATTCCATTCCTGGCGGCGAGAATGATAATTCATGGGATTCCGATCCCGGCACAGCTGGACGTAATTGGCGTCAAGCCCTGGTTTATTCCACACATTGACACAATGGAATTATGGCCGGCCAGCAAGTTCGTTTCCATGAGAACCCTCGCGCTGGCCATGGGTCTTCCGGATCCGAAGGGTGACATAAGTGGTGCTGACGTAGCTGAGGCGTTTGCAGCCAAGAAGTATGGCGAGATCGAGAGGTATGCCGAGGGAGACGTCCTGACCCTCATGAATATATTCAGAAACTTCAGAAACGAGAAGCCGGTAAAGGATCCACCAGATGAGTGTCCTGTCATGGAAGAAGTTGATTGTCCAGACGAAATCCACTCGATAGCGCCGGTCGCGTGATACATATCGATTTGTTTAGCGGGATTGGGCTTTTCTCCTGTGCTGCGGATCACGTCTGGGACATTGAACACATATTTTGCGAAATCGAAGATTGGCCGTATAGATTTTTAAAACAGGAATATCCGAATGCGAGAATCGTTATTTATTGAAAAAAATATTAAAATGAAAACAATTTCATTGTGGCAACCGTGGGCTTCTGCTGTTGCAGTTGGTTCAAAAACAATCGAAACAAGACATTGGCCGACTAATTATTTAATCGCCTGTGAAAAAACAAACCGCAAATGCTATAGTCTAGAGATAGATGAACATTACGTCGATGTTAGTGTGAAGCGGTGGGAAAATTATACTGGAAATAAGGCGATATTGGATGTCTAAAGCAATCACCAAAAGACCTAAACAAAAGGTCACATTTAAAAGCTCGAATTACCAGATTGTTAAGCGGATCAGTGAAGTTATCGACTTTCTTCTTGATGGATTAACTAAGCACGAAATTGTTCGATACGCATCGGAGAAATGGCGGGTCGGTGAAAGGCAAACTGAAACCTATCTCGCCCGGGCCAATGTCAAGATTGAGGAGATTGCAACCAAAGCCCAGGAAGGGGCATTCGACAAAATACGGGCACGCCTCGAGCGACAATATCGGAGGGCAGTTCAAGCAGGAGATGGTCAACTCGCTAGGCTTCTAATTTTGGATATGCGGAGATTATATGCACTTGATAAGGCACCTAAAGCTCCTATTGATGAAGATGGGAACGCGGTCCCTCCAGAACTCAAACAAACGATCAATGTCCTAGCCATATTGAACCGGGAAGCACCCGAGGCCTTCAACAAGTTCGTTGAGGTGACGACAGTCCCTAGGACAAACGGCAAGACAAAGAAGAGGCGACTCCCAGCGAAAACAAAAACTAAGATTAGAAAACAAAAAAATGGTACAGAAAAACATTAATTCGTTTATAGTAAAGCGGTGTCCTAAATGTAAGCGAGCTTGGGAAAAAGGTGCTGGGGGCAAGGATCGTCATTATGGCACTGATTGGCCGATGATTTCAAAACTACAAGAGAAGGTTTGTTTAACCTGCAGGACAAAGGAGGTGATTTCAGTAAGGTGATTCAAGCAAATGCGCTTAACATTCCATTAAAAGACGAATCTGTGCAAACAGTAATTACGAGTCCTCCTTACTGGTAGCGTGCGGCCTCAGAGATTACGGCACAGCAACATGGGAAGGCGGAAAGAATGGGTGTGATCATATTGATGAAGATGCTCTTGCTGAACGTATGCGGCAAAAGAAATCAATGATTGCTTGCGGTGAACGGATAGATGGCAGCACCCGCACACGAGTACATGACGAATCTATTGGGAAGCAATGGCAGCATCGCCAAATCTGCAAAAAATGTGGAGCCAAAAGAATAGACAATCAGCTCGGCCTTGAAAAAACACCCGAAGAATATATCGAGAATACCGTCACCTGGGCGCGAGAGGTTTGGCGAATACTGAGAAAGGATGGGACTTTTTGGTTGAATTTGGGGGATTCTTATGCAACGTCATCTCCCCACGGATCTGGATTTGGGGAAATATCAAGAACGGCTGGTGTGGGTAACTCTAAAAACGGAATTCAGGCAAGGGCTGGGTGTCCAGATGGTTTAAAGCCTAAAGACCTTTGCGGAATACCTTGGCGTATAGCCTTCGCCCTTCAAGCCGATGGCTGGTATCTCCGCAGCGCCATGCCTTGGGTAAAGCGATGTCTTTCCGGTGGGACGATGGTTTATGCGCAAACTCAAAAAGGCATAATGCCCACTAATTTGAAAGACATTTACCGGCTAAAACCTGAAACCGTCAAATTGTGGAACGGTGAGCGATGGACTCAACTAATAGGTATGACAAAACAACCACGAAAGGGGAATGAAATCGAATTGTTCTTGAGAAGCGGAGAAAGAATATCTTGCACCCCTGAACACAGGTGGCCGACAAAACAGGGTTTAATATTTGCAAATGATTTAAAGGTTGGTGATGAACTTGTAAAGTATAAGCTTCCTACGACTGGATTTGGGTTGTCTGAGTTCCATAAACACCTACCAGACGATCTTATTGGTAGATTTATTGGGCTTTATATTTCCGAGGGTCACAAAGACAGTGGTATTATTCATATCACTGGCCACAAAAAAGAAATCAATAGGGTTGAATTTTTCAAGGAACTTGCAGCGAAATACGATGGAACCGCAACCATACAGGATCGCGAAGGAAATTGCCAAAATATAAATTTGTCCGGTAGGGTATTGTTCGGGATATTGGATACCTATGTTGCGGGAAACGGTTCACATGGAAAGCATCTAACAACTAAGGCATGGCAGAGGGGTTGGTGGTTTTTAAATAGTGTTTTGTTGGGATATCTCGAAGGTGATGGTAGTTATGAGGAAAAAAATGACCGATGGAGATTGGGGTTTTGTAATAACGACAACTTGGCTTCAGACCTCAGATGTCTTTGTGCTATTTTGTGTGTCTCTTTGAGATTAAAAAGAGCGACACACAAATGTAATGGCAAAAAATTTAAAGGTTATAAAGGGCAAATTAGATTTGATTTATCAGATAAAAGCGTTAACTCTGGAAATTTCAAAAAACTGAATGATAACGAAATCGTAAAAATTGGAAAAGCCAGAGCAAGATATTTCTATGATCTCGAAGTAGAGGATGTACCTCACATTTTTTCTTTGGCTTCAGGGATATTAACCCACAATTCAGCCATGCCAGAAAGTTGCACCGACCGCCCGGCCTCTGCTTTGGAATATATGTTCTTACTTACCAAGAGCCAGAAATATTATTTTGATATGGATGCGATAAGACAACCAAACTCAACGTACAATACAAATAAGCCTGGAAAAGGTGGAGATATAAAAGGAACAGACGGAATCAGTAAACCAGATTATTTGAATACACCAGACCGTTATGTGCCTAGCGGCCGCAACTTCCGCAACACAGACCTATTCTATCAGAGCCTCGAAGAACCACATGGGGCAATCTTTGCAGGCGAGGAAATGGTTGGGCTTGATGTGAATCCGCAAGCGTATAGCGAAGCCCATTTTGCCACGTTTCCGGATTGGCTCGTCACCCCACTTATAAAAGCCGGAACCAGTGAAAAGGGTGCTTGTCCTGAGTGTGGGTCCCCGTGGGAAAGAATTGTTGAGAAAAAGAGATTAAGAAGAAACGAACTACCAAAAGACGATCCACGATACAGGCCAAATCAATATTCTGGAGCCTATGAAAATATAAACGGCAAGGGTGATGCTGGATATTCAGAATCAAAAACCATCGGCTGGCAACCAACCTGCTCACACAAAGCCGAACCCGTGCCCTGTATAGTTTTGGATCCGTTCGGAGGTTCAGGAACAACCAAAAACGTAGCTGACCGACTCGGCCGGCATGGTGTAATGTGTGAATTAAAAATGGAATACATAGAGATAGCAAAGAAACGCTGTTATCAATTACCGAGCTTATTTTAAAAAACAAAGGAGGTAATTATGAAGAAAAAAACAAAATCATTGTTCAGTCTGTTGCTTTGGATATCATCGCTTTTCCTGTGTGGACTTTTACTTTATAATATCCAAGGTTGCACTAAGAACCAAACAAACGAATTACCTCAATCTGGATTTATACCAGATACCATCGATGTTTATAGCGATGTTGACTCGGTGATTTACATTCCTTTGACTTTTGAGGAATCAACTTGGATTTATTTCAATTTTAAAACAGGGAAATATGAATACAGGGCTACCGTGAAGACTTGGCGCGATTATATTCCCCAAGAACCGAAGCTGCTGAACATCTACGATACGTTCATTAGAAACGGTAAGAGTCACTCCGAGGCGGCTCGTCTAGTGTTCGAGTTGTTGCTCGGAGAAAACAAAAGGAAACCTATATGAAGAACACAGCAAAAATATTTCCTGTAATTCTGTTCTTGACATTCGGTTCAGTTCGGGCTGATGTTGCACCAGCTAGTAATCAAGTACAAGTGTATTTTGGCGAGAAGTACGAACCAATCACTCATTTTGGGATCCATTTTTTAATCGCTACCTGGCGCCCAAAATATTCCTTGATTGCGGCCATTTCAATCGAGACAGCCGACACCTTGGGAGGGCGTTTTGAGTTGAGGGACTGGACGTTTCGACTGAGTGGTTGCATGGTGGGATATCTGGTCAAGAGATTTATTTTTAAGCGGAGATAATTTAATGGTAAACATCATTCTTTTAACATCGGTTATTTTACTTGTTGTCGTTAGCATAATTTCAATAGTGTTTTTTTCACATGGCGGCAATGTTAATGAAATCTCCGAAACTCAATATACCGGAGAAATGATACGTTGGGAAAGGGTTAATGTTTATGCAGATACTATCGTTGTTAAATTCAAGAATTGTATTGTCCTTTACGATACAACAGAACAATTTTTTTAGATGGAGGTGAAATGCCGATTCCTAAACACTTAATAAAAAACAGAACAAAGTCAAAACGCCGGCACCAAGTACGCAACCGCTGGCACATTTACAGAAACCAGAGACGGTCTTATCCGAAGTCCAACTTCAGATCCAGGGGGACGGCCGAGGCTTTCTTGCGATCTCTGAATCTGAATCCGGCAGGCTTTGACCTGATCAAGGAACGAGTGACGGCGTGATGCTTGACTTTGGGTTTTATAATCTCGATTGCATGGTAGGAATGAAGGAATTTCCTGACAAGTATTTTGATTTGGCGATTGTAGATCCTCCGTATGGCGTGGGACAACATTTTAATTTTAGGTTTGGTGTTGGTGATGCTGTATACGAAAACAAAGCACCTAAGCAAGATTTTTTCGATGAACTGTTTAGGATTTCAAAACATTCGATTATTTGGGGTGGAAATTATTTTGAACTTCCCATTGAACGCGGATGGATCAGTTGGTACAAGGGGCAACCAATCGATGATTACAGTGATTTTGAATTAGCTTGGACGAATTTCGATAGAACGGCAAAACAATTTAACCTTGAAAGTTATGGATTTAGGCATGCTGATAAACGGAGGGGAGAAAAGACTATTCATCCAACCCAAAAGCCTGTTCAGCTTTACCAGTGGCTTCTCCAAAACTACGCCAAGCCAGGAGACAAGATAATTGACACCCACGTAGGAAGCGCATCAAGCCTAATCGCCTTCGAGAAAGAGGGCTTCGACTATGTGGGCTTTGAACTTGATGAAGATTATTTTAGAGACGCAAACAAGAGGCTTAAACAGGCCAGAATAACAACCATAGATATGTTCAAAGAACCGAAGATCAGAGGCCTTAAACAAGAGAATCTATTCTGAATATGGTAGAAACGAAAACATCCCTCACCCCTCATCTGAAACACCTCAAAGAGAACTGGGACACTCATAACCCCCTCCAACAAGAGTACGCCAGATGCGCCGCAAGTCCTCAATACTTCGCGACCCGCTACGTCTATACTTTTGACGAGACCGACAAAAGCTCGAAACTATACCCAGAATATCCATATCTCATGGAAAAGGTGATTCCCGAAATATTGCAAGAAGGGAATGCCTACTGGCCAAAGAGCCAGCGTATGGTCATCACGATCTCGTTTTGCATGGTCGACCTCTGGCTCTGGCTATTCAGTGATGGAGAGAACATTTACTGGACCAGCAAGAATGAGAGGGCTGTCGACAATGGCGGTGAGAATAGCGACTGGAATTCGGTCGCCGGCAAGATGCGTTATATGTATGACCGACTCCCAACCTGGCTCAAGGCCATGGCATTAGGGAAAGCATATCATTCGAAGTTCCTCTGGAAGAAGGGCAGCATCAGAAATTTGTCAAACAGTAATCTGATCACCCTCGAGGCACCGACTTCCTCGGCTGGAGTCGGGATCGGTGTCACCAGAGCCCGGGTCGATGAGTCCGCCAGCGTCGTCAATATGGCCACGATCCATGTCAACCTCACAATGAGCTGCAGGAATGACCGACACTATATAAGCTATCCGTTGGGAGGCAACAACTTCTTTGCGGATCTGCATTTCAAGAAAGGACATTATGATTTCAGGAAAGTCGAGGTCCACTGGCGGGAGAATCCGAACTATGATGACGTCTGGTATCAAGAGCAGCGGAAACGGTTAACCGCTTTTTTCATCTCGCAGCGACTCGACATTAGTTTCGAGGAGAGTGCGGTCGGGAAGGTCTGGAACAAGTTCAACTATAGAGACAACGTCGGCGATGTCGAGTACCTCGAGAACATTCCGATATTCCTCTGGTGGGATTATGGATTCGTGGATTCGACGAGCGTCGGGTTCGTTCAGTTTCTGAAGGATGGGGGTGAGGATGGCGTCAAGCTTAGGGTATTTGACTGGCTTGAGCTCGATTACTCAGATTATATTGACATCTCAAACGCATTAAAAGAAATGTTGAGCAAATATGGGGTTCATGAGAAGAACACAAAGGGGATTCAGGGGTTCGGTGATCCGCAAGGAAACACGAGGATCCCAGTGTTAGGTATCACTTTTCAACAATTTTATGAATCTGAGGGATTTATGATCGAGCACTGTGACACTCATGAGACGGCTGTGGTTCTCGAGACAATAGACACTTGGCTCGGCAATGGTTGGATCAAGATCGATGGGAACCGCTGCGAGCCGTTTATTGATGCAATGCGTTACTGGGAATGGCCAAAGGACCGCCAAGGTCGACCGAAGCCCGGGGCAACCCAGCCACGACACGACAGATTTTCCCACGCCGGGAAGGCGGCCGAATACGGATTCACGATGACTTGTATGACATCAGACGGTAAGGAGTCTCTGAAGAAGTACAAAGAACAGAGCCGAGATGTCAAAGCGGCCGCCAAACCATTTTTTAATCCGAGGGAGTTTTAAAATGACCATCGAAATGGAAGAATGGCTGAAGACCAGGCCGAAAGTGATACAAGAGCTTGCGACAAAATATCCTCCGGGCACCAAGTTCCAGACCGGAGATGGAGATGTTTTTGTCGTAGCCTATAACGAGGACGACAGTCTGAGCGTGAGCAGGATAGATCCGAGGGAACACTATGATGCAGCAGTCGCGACCAGGTTTAGAATTTGCATCGACTGCATTGAGAAAATTAACTAGGAGGAAACTATGTCAAATGTTGCTACTCTCAAGATACACTGCGGGACTCCAATGGTCAGGACGTATGCGTTCAGTGGTAAAGAATATTACTGTGTAAAATGTGGAGAAACTGATGGAATATTCGGGCCTGCCTCCACTGCTCAAGAAACCGACGAACTTATTAGACAGTTGGAAAGAAACTTCAAAATATTTTTTGAAGACTCGCTCGCTTGCATACCTATAGGCGCAAGGTTCAATGTTTGTGAACTATGCAAACATGAACAGCACCTTGATCACGCCAGTCAGGAAGAAATAGAAGCGTCTAGGGAGGCTTACAAACTACTCGCCGGCGGCATACTCGAAGAGGTGACACATGCCACACATTAAAGAAAGATACGATGTATTGATCGTAATAGTGATCGTGATGACAGCATGCGGGCTTTGGTTTTTGTTTAGACCTGAGACTTATTGGCAGCGGGTCTCGACCCTGGTGTTTTGTGCACTTTTTCTTGCATTTGTCGGGGCTTTTATTGTATATTATACTCGATATTTTAAGGATAAGCCAGATGTGAGTGAATAAAAGAGCCAATTTATGCAAGAAGAAAGTTTATCTATCACGGTCGACGACAAATCAGATTTTTCAGGCGGTCTAATAAAAATAGAAGATGAGCTTTTTATTATAAAACCAAAACAACAGGAGGTAATCATGAACAGCAATAACCCTCTTTTTTTACCCGAAGGTAGCGTCCGTGCTATACTTGCGTTCCTGCTGATCGGCGGGACTGTATACGCGACAATATCTGGAATCAATACCGGAACAGAGGTGCTCTATACTCTCACCGGCGGCGTCCTTGCTCACTATTTCAACGCACGAGGAAAGATCGGCAACAAAGGAGATGGATAATATTTTCCTGGCACTCGGCAAAGAATGCCTGAGATGGTCTTGAGACGGAAAAAATTAACTTGAAAGGACGGTGAAAATTATATGCAGGTAGATAATTTACGTAAAACAGATGTAACCGAATTAGAAAAAACGATTACTGGTCTTCAAGTAGAAAACCCGGCTATCAATTATAAAGTTTTTGATATGGAAGAAAAAAAGGCCGATGATTGGAAGGACACCGATAAGCCGATGCGTCAACAACTTGATGAGATGGCAGAAATGATTTGTGAGATTCAAGCGACCCTGGTATCAATTTTTGGGGATCACGTTTTGATAAAACGACAATGGCGTAATTTATCGGGGTTAGATAAAAAAATCAAAGGAGATAGATAAATGTTTACCTGGAGTTGGCATCAGTGGCCGCTTGTTTGGCCTGAGCATGAAGACATCGCAGATTAAAAACATAATCTAACCAAAGGAGTAAAATCTTATGAAAAACTTCATCATCAGAATCGCACTATCGTTTGCATTAACTGCGAGCCTAATCAACCTTTCATTTAATACATACAACCGTACTACCGACAAGCCAATACAGACACATAAAGTTGTTGAAGCACCCTGGTATCCAATCGCGTGGATATTTATTATGGCAAACGGGGTTTGGAAAAAAGTAAACGGTCATCCTGCGGGTCGTCCTGAAGAGAAACCACCTGTACCAAAATCAGGAAATTGATTATTATCTACTGGACTATCTTGTTAGTATATATGATAGATGGGAATGTGGAGAAATGGCATAAGTGTGAATTTCCTCACAGTTGGGATGAGGAAACAGAACATATCATATATACTAAACAGTTCAGAATTCACTATGGTTAAATGTGTATTGATTATGAAAATTTTATCTAAACTTTTGTTATGTTTGACTTTGTCGATTGGTTTCTTTGCTTGTGGCAATCAATCGAGTCCAATGTCTATTCAGATCATAGAAAGCGATCAAGCTATTGAGGATATCTCATTGGAGAGAAGAAGGGGTTGCACTAAACCAAAGTGTAGAAAGCCACCTAAGCCTAGATGAAACTAAACAATGAGGTGATGACATGATATGCCATGACTGCCAGGCCGACCTTAGCAAAGCCAGAAATCTGTCTCTAAACATAATCCTAGGGAGACTGGTAGTCAAGTGCCCACTCTGTGATTGGAATCAATATGTTAAGATCAAAGATGATGGAACAGTCGAGGAGACGAAAGAATGAGCGTCAGCTCAAACCGTTTAAAGTGGCGGCATGAATAACTGTTATGGATATGAACTTATTATTGATTTAAAGGACTGTGAAGTTTCTTTTTTCACTCGCGATCATTTGAAGAATTTCTGTGTTGCACTTTGCAAACTTATTGACATGACACCAGCCGATATATATTTCTGGGATTATGGTTGCGATGAAAAAGCTAAAGCAGATGCACCTGCACACTTAGCTGGAACGACAGTCGTTCAATTTATAGAAACAAGTGATATCAGGATTCATACTTTGGATAAACTGCGGACTGCTTATATTAATATTTTTTCGTGCAAATCGTTTAGTTATGATATTGCCGTGGAATTTTCAGTTAGATATTTCGGTGGCAAAGTAACCAATACTTCAGTTATTAAACGAGGTGTCAAGTGAATGCCGTCTTTATTGTCCCGACTGGCTTAGGTGCTGATATCGGTGGTCACGCTGGGGATGCTGGACCCGCTGTTCGCCTGATTGCCTCTCTTGTTGATATTCTTATCACCCATCCCAATGCAGTCAACGCATCCGATATAAACGAAATGCCAGATAATGTGTGGTATGTAGAGGGAATTCTTCTCGACCGTTTTCTGTGGGGAGACGTAAAATTAAAGAGACTAGCATCCCACAACAAAATTCTGGTTGCCACCAATTCTCCGGTCGGCAACAATCTAATCAATTCAGTATCAGCTGCGCGATCCACCCTTGGTGCCGAAATAGCAATCGTAGAACTAAAAACTCCCCTGCAATTGGTAGGAAGTATCGACAACATGCGGGCTGGTGGGACGGTCAAGGGTTGGAAAGAATTAGTCGTACAGGTTTCTGAGATAGATTTTGATGCTCTGGCCATTGTTTCTGTGATCGAAGTACATGAGGATGTGGCATTGGCTTACCTGAGAGGTGAAGGCGGCCCGAATCCCTGGGGTGGAGTCGAGGCCATTGCGTCTAAACTGATATCTGACAAGCTGAACAAACCCGTGGCGCATGCTCCTATTGAAAGCGGTGTTCTTAAAACATTTCAGGATATTGTTGATCCACGTATGGCCGCGGAGATGGTTTCGATTAGTTATATTCATTCAGTCCTGAAAGGATTACATCGCGCCCCGATTCCCTGTGATGCTGGTCTGGGATCAGACGATATCTCTGTGCTTATCAGCCCAATCGGATGTTTCGGAGAGCCTCACGAAATTTGCGACGAGTATGGCATCCCCATCATATTTGTTAAAGAGAATGTTCTGGAATCATCAGTCGACGTTCCGCAAAAGTCTACACATTTAATAGTTGCTAACTATTGGGAGGCCGCTGGTGTGTTGGCCTGTATGAATGCCTCGGTAAATGTACGATCTGTTAGGCGGCCTTTGAATCCGACCCTAGTTATTAACTCAGAGTACTACGAGTCTCATGCCGACAGAATTTGGTTTGAGGTTGATAAGGTTTACGAAACGAGATGGGATTGCATAGGCGAACGGGTGGCGCCCGTGTGGAGGATTGCGGCATGAAAATAATCATCAAAATACTAAGCTATTTCCTCATATTCAGATGGGGCAGACTTAGGACACTTAGTCAGCGGCATTGGTTGAAAAAAGATCATGCGCGCTATAATAGGCCAACCCTATGACGTGCAGATGGCATGTATATGGCACAGATGGAACCGTTCAGATGTGTCGGTGTGATATCGTCGGGGCTGGTAGTTTCTGCAACGATCACCAGATCGAGTTCGATCATAGATGGGATCACAGTGATGCGGATCCAATCGAGGATTTATATGAAGCGATGAAAGTCTTTTCACCAACCGATGAGGCGAAGAAATACTGGGAGCAGAAAATTTCACAGCATAAAAAACAGAAAACGCAATGACAGAAATTTATGTAATCATCAATGAAAACGAACTTAGGGGAGTCGCTATTTTAGATAAAGAAACCTTGATCAAGTTTAATGAGGAAGGCTCTCTGGAGGGTAGACAAGTTTTGATTTGTTCAACAGAAAAGTCTTTTGTTATAAAGGCTGGGCAGCTAAAAGAAAGAGAATATAAATTTGAATTAATGCCATGAGATTCTAATCTATATAGGAAGACGAAGGAGGTGGCGACAATGATCATAAATGACCTTATCAATGCCGGTCGAGCCGCTGGAATCACGGATCAAATAAGGGGACGCCGGAATTTCAGGACATTAAAGGGGACAACCGGGACCGAAAACTTCTCTGGACAGATCATAAGTGAGGACGAGAATAAAGAATGGGACGACCCATCCAAGTCTGTCGAAAATGTCGACATAATGAGGAAGTCCTGCGTCAGAGTTCGTCAGAGCATGATGATCCTCAAAACCCCGATCCTGGGGTCGACTATTAGGATCGAGCCAGCGAGTGAAGACAATGTTGACATAAAAATTGCTGAGTTCGTGGAAAAAAATCTATTCGACAGTCCGTTCTTCAGATGGGACGATGTACTCAGCCAGCAATTGACATATCTTGACTTTGGTCATTCTATTCTCGAAAAAGCATACAAACGGCGTGAAGGCCAAATATGGCTGTCTAATCTTGAGTTCAGAAAACAGAAAACAATCTTCGAGTGGGATGCCCCTATGGGACAACTTAAAGAAGTGCGTCAGACTGACTTTAGTGTAACCTCTGAACGTGTTCCTCAGCCAATGCCGGCTGAACAGATTGTCCTTTCTACATACGAGAGGGAAGGAAACAATTTTGCGGGGTTTCCTGCAGTGCGCCCAGCATGGATCAACTGGAAGGCCAAGATGTTTCTGATCAAGGGTGATATGGTTAACTATGAGAGATTTGGAATGGGGATTCCAATGATAAAAAACTTGAAATCAGGAGATATACCTGATGAAGCTATTGATGCTATAAAAGAGTTAAGATCAAATTCAGAAGGATTTGTTGCTCAGACCAAAGATTGGGAATTAAGCATCTTTGGCGGAGGAGAACAAAGAGGGAATACTGTGATTGATATGGTCACTTGGCATGATCATCAAATTGTCTTCAACGTAATGGGGAACTTCATGACTAAGGGTGAAGGTGCGACTGGTAGTTTTGCACTGACCAAGGTCGGTGCCGATATGTTTTTCTGCGGCGTTGAACGAGAAGCAAACCGCATCGAGAACATCTGGAACGAGCCGTCAGGCCTTATGGCGCAAATCCCCCAGCTGGTCGAATTTAACTTCCCTGGAGCTAAGTCTCCAAAACTTCGGATTGAGAACCTTAAATTCGACGACCTTGATGGATTCGCATCTAGGCTCGAGAAGTATGTCAGGGCTGGTGCTTTTGATTCTACCGATGATATAAAGCGGTGGATTAGGGAAAGAGAAAAGGCTCCACTGCTGGGACTCGAAGAGGAGCAGTTAGATGACATGGCCAATATCGCCCCGACCATAAAAAGAATCAATGGCGGCCGGCCTTATATCTTACAATATTCCCGCGGGCGGGGTGGTCGTATACTAAGACTTCAAGGAGTTAAGAAAACGACACCAAGTATCAGAGTAGCAGCTTGAGACAAGTTACAGACGAGATGGTTAAGACGATAACGAATGGGGGTGGCATTCACTTCGATGGATTCATTTTTAGTATAGAAGCTGGATATTTCCTTCATCCAAAGAGTCCGCAGAATTTGGAGACCATATTGCAAGCCGTTTCGAGCGACGGGAAAACAATACATACCCGGGGTGTTGTGTTAGCCAGTAATAATAAGATCAAGATAGCAATTCAGGATATTTTGCAGGACATACATTCCAGCATGCATCTCCCAGAGTCAGTATATAATAATATAATTCGCCTCGATACCGAACACAGATGTCAAAATCAAAAGTGTAACCCAGCTGGCAAGCGTCGTCTTCTATTCGTTTCAGCAGGCCCTATGGTGCAAGCTATACAAATAAAATGCAATGGATGTGGATTGCTTAACACCTTCTGGAAGAACCGGATCGACTTCGATGAGTATGGTGCATTGAGGATGACAAAATAAAATAATTTAGAGGATTGATTATGGGCATTCAATCAGAACATTTCCCTAAAGAATTTAACGAACTTTTCAAACTCTATGATGAACCGGATAGAGACAAAAAGGATGTTGCATATCGTATTTGGTGTGCTCTAAAGGAGAAAGAAAGCAAATGAAACGATGGAGGAAACTATGAGAGAGAAATATTTGATAGTAAACGGCTGGGGCGGAGGACTGCGCGGCATTCCAGCGATAATGTTTTGGCAGAGGTTGATCAAGATCTTCCCTGGGCTTCGGGAACGAGTAGATCTGTTCGGAGGTGTGTCGATCGGGGCACTGACTTTCGGAGGGATTGCTCGAGGTTTAAAAATTGAGACTATTTTCGAGCTCATTCACGACCGGGCCGATGTGATATTCAAGAAAACTCTTTGGGACAAAATCAAGAGCTTAGACGGCTGGATAGCCCCAGAATATAATGTCAGAAATATGTTCTCCGCGATCCAGGATGCAGTTGGTAATACAACTAAACTTCAGGACGTTGAGAAGTCTTTGATCGTCACGACATTCGATATGTCCAGATTCAAAATGAAGTTTTATGAAAACCTCACTGGTTTCGATGACAGCGTGTATCTGTCTCGTGCCTTGACTCAGAGCGCGGTAGCCCCGGTCAAATTCGGAACCTGGAAGGGCGGATATGACGGCGGCGTATACGGCAAGAACTCTGCCCTCTGGGCTCTGGCACAGGCGCTTGATCCTAGAAATATTGGAAACGAACGTCATCGACACGCTGGTCAAGATGGTAAGAATCCCAGATTGGAGAATATATGGGTTCTAGATTTTGGAACTGGCAATCCGCCAGCTAAAGATCCGGAACATGGCCGAGAGTGGAACTATGGGAAAATACAGTTCGCCGCGAATCTGATCCCCGGGATTTTCCTAGATGGGTTGCACGGCGCAATCGAGTTTAGTTTAAAGACGATCCTCGGTGAACGCTATCACCTAGTCAATTTTGACATGGAGCGTAAGATAGAAATGGACGACCTAAAGGCACGTCCGGAGCTGGTCGAAATAGGCCAGAAGACGGTACTATTGGACACCGTGACCTGGCTCCGCAAATTCGACCTGGATATGGAATGAAATTTAAAGTTGAAATTCGAAGAGATAGTTTTTCCGCTGTAAGACCAGAGGCTGAACAGATTGACGGTAATGTTTATAATTTCGAACTAGGCTGGCTAATTGAAAAAAGCGATTCTTCAATATATAAAAACGAGAATGCCATGATTCCGATAGATTTGGATTACCCAAATAATGCACCGTCCTGGATTGCTTCAGGTGATTTAATTGAAGTCAAAACAATTAACAATCATGAAATACGAAATAGAATGCAGTTTAATGTTAAGGGATGACTTTGGTTTTCCCGCAACCATTGCACGTTCGATGGCTGAAAGATATGCTACTCAAGCGAAAGATTTAGCTGAGTTCCCAACTATGAGTACAGAAAAGTTTCTTGCTGAATTTACAAAAGACGTTAAGCCCCTTTATGGGGAATTAAATAAAAAAACTGCTAATTTTTAGCAATTCGTGATTAGGTTGACATGAATGAATTAATTGAGAAAAGAATTTTTGGGTATATCGACCCCTATCCCCCTGTTCCGGAAAGTTGGAAGGATGAAGTTTTTCGTTTTATTGAAAGGGTTGAGAAGGAATGTCCCGAAATGCTCGATTCAGTTATTGACGGATTGTCCAAAACACAGCAAGGTATGTTGCGCGAGATTGAAAAAATGCTTTTTGGAAAAGGTAGACAATAGGGAGTATAGCGAAACATGAATAACGATACACAAAAACAACTTGACGAATTTCACGATGCTTGCGTTGCCCTATTTGTGGAAATCGCTAAATCGTTAAAGCTGTTTGAAATCTGTGATTGGTTGACAAAAAAACTTAATAATTTGAAATAATGCCAACCAGTAAAGAAATATAACCAGCTTAGTGTAAAAAACTCTTGACATTAACTGATCTTTTTTCTTATTATGTGAAACATATACACATCCTGTCTTATTAACTCGAGGATTTCCAGTCAGCGGCTCCCTTCCACGAGGGCCGCTGACAACCTTTTAAAAGACAGGCATCGACAACTGCAGAGGCTTCTTGAAAGCCCGATGAGATTGAGTCAACACTCGATCCTATCGGGCTTTTTTTGTTTTAGGAGGTATCATGAAAACACCGTTTTGGCAGAGGTTTAAAGAATGGATTTGTGAACATTCAGGCCATAAGATTAAAGGTGAAACCTGGATATGGCTAGGTGTTAAATATTTTAATTGTGGAAGATGTCGCACAGTATGTGAAGCCTGTGTGACACCGATCACACCTTGGCCTAGAATATAAGAGATTCATGCAAAGCCATGATACAATTTATTGAAGTCGGAGGATTTCACTCTGCGGAATATTTAGGAGTTAAGCCGACATGCGAAGACCAGGACAGAATCTCAATTCAGTTGGTGAAGAAATCACACTCGAGGAAGCAACTGAAATCTCAAATGAGTGGATCGAAAAGTTATCGCCATTCTGCAAAGAAATAAGTGAAGCCGGCACTGTTCGGAGAAAAGACCGTGAAACTACAAATGACATTGACATCGTTCTTATTCGGGACTCGGAGAAACAGAAAGAATTTTCCGATCTCGTTGATTCCCTGGAAAAGATAAAAGGTAAATCTGATGGCAAATGGTGTCTGCGTAAATTGCCGAATAGTGTCTTACTCGATATTCGAATGTGTTCCGAGGATGATTGGGGTTGGAATTTATTTAGGCACACCGGGCCGACTTCATTCCATATTTTTGCAATGGAGGAGCTTGAAGGTACAGATAAAGATTTCAAAACTGAGGAAGATGTTTTTGATGCCCTGGGCATTGATTTCATTGAGCCTGGCGAACGGGCACTTTTAGAAACTAAGGAGACCGATACCATGAACTGGATTGAGCGAATGAAATCTAAAAAACATATTGGCACAGTTTCAGTCAGACAAATTGAAGGCAAGAAACATGAAAAACATGCCGAGATTTCTATTCGGGGATCGATTGGTGCCGGATTTTTTGAAGAAGGTGTAACCGACAAAAGCATTGCCAACGCTCTGAAGGAGGTTGGTAAAGTCGATGTTCTGGATGTTAGGATAAATTCTGGAGGAGGTAGTGTTTTTGATGCGTTTTCAATTTTCACTCAGTTCAGAAAATTTGATGCTAAAATAGTTACAATCATTGAGGGTATTGCGGCAAGCGCTGCGGCATTTATTTCGCAAGCAGGAGATGAGCGAGAAATGTCAGGCAACGCCCTGTTTATGATTCACGAGTCCAGCGGTGGTGCGGTTGGCAACAAAAAAACAATTGGCAAGTTGCATAGTCTTTTGATGAAAATAGACAAAATTCTTGAGACCACATTTAACAAGGCTAGCAGTATTAATCTGACCGAAATAAAAAAATTGATGGACGACGAAACATTCCTCACGGCGCAGGAAGCCATTGATAAAGGATTTATTGATACAATCACCGATGACAGCGATGTCGAGCCTCACATCTCTCCAGATGATAATCAGAATGAACTTTTTGTGGATATCTACAAACGTCACGCTAAAGATTTTGAGACGGACGAATCCAGCTTTGACAGTATTTCAAAATTAGTCGAAAACGAGATGACTCCGGATAAGTTTTCGACTGAGCCATATCGTCCATCTGGCGATTTTGACAAACTTTCCATTTCAAATCTTCCCTGTATCGATGAAAACGGGGTTGTCAATATAAACGGTCTGAGGTATTTGAAAGCCAGACTTCCTCTCACTTCTCTGAATGGCGAATCCTATTTTGAAAAACGTGAAGTTATTGAAAATTGGATTAATCTAACAGAGAGTCGGTTTGATGCAGAGAAAAAGCTGGGCAAATATTCTGATGACAAATTACCCTTCAGGATTGTCCTGGATGTTGACATAGACGGGAAACCACAATCATTTATTCAAACTGAGGAGAATATTCAAATGAATGCCTTAATTATGAACGCCCTGGGCGTTAACGACGAAACTGAGGTCTTGGATGCCATTTCTAAACTGAAAGAGTTAAATGCGACCACGAACATTGTCACCAATGTCACTCCTCCGGTAGCTACCTTGGAACAAACCGTAGGACCCATTCCTGTGGCAACTCTTCCTATTGCCGATCCGGGTGTTATTTCAAACCCAGATGCAGAGCGATTGGCTAAAATTGAAACTCAGGTTGCTCAAGTTCTTAGCCAAAACACCACTCTCATTGCAGAAAATCATCGTCTCCAAAAGGTGAAAGACATTGCAATGGATAAGGTTGAGGAAGTGGTGCAATTCAAGAACACATCACTTATCAATCAGCGCCGGAAATTCATCGACGAGTTGTTCTATACCAAACGCAAGCTCAATCCAGTGCAATATAAGAAAGCAATTGAAGACTTTGTTAACATTGATCCGAAGGATGTACCGGAAACAGAGAGTCTTTACAATCTCTCGATTCAACTTTTTGAGACGAACGAGACTAATCCCAAAATGGAAGTCCTGAAAGGTGTTGACGGAGGTGTGATTGTAGCAGAGGACATAGCGGTAAGATATGAAAAAGCTTTCGATGCCATCATCAAGGAGAATGGCTTAGATCCAGATGATGAGAACGATCTGGCTAAGGCTATGGATATCCTAAACAAAAAGGATCCTAAGCTTTGCGAGGATTACAATAAAGCTGTTACCGGATCTTCCGAGAAACAGTAAAAAGACGCAACTATTTTTTTATTAACCTATAACCTAAATTTTTAATTTCTAAACTAAGGAGAAATTTATTATGGCTTTCGCAGCGTCTAGTCAAGTTCCAGACGAATCTTATCAGATCAGCGAAGACCTGTCGGCCAAACAATACCATGTGATGAAACAAGGCACGACCTTGAAGTCTGCCCTGATTGCTGATACGGCTGGAGAAGTCGTAATCGGCATCCTTCAGGACACCGGCTTAAATGGGTCGTCAGATGTGGAGCATGGTTTGGTTAGGATCGTAGGTGAGAGCTTGTGTAAGATTGGCGGTACGATATCCATTGATGACCCGCTTCAAGCAGATACAGATGGTATGGCTATTGTCGGCACGACAGCCGATCATATCTTTGCCCGTGCGCTTGAGGATGGTGTTGATGGGGATTTAATCCGTTGTATTATTTCGTCTGAAGGAATCTTTTAACTAAGCGGAGGTATGAATTATGTCTAGCAAATTTGGACGAGCGAATCCGCTTTTGACAAGGCTTTCCTTAGCAAGGCGGAATAGTGCAGATAGTTATGTCGCTGAACACGTTGCTCCATCTATCAAGGTGGGTCCGACGAGTTTTGGCGAATATTATGAGTTTAACGAAAAGAACAACATGCAACTCCCGGAGAACCAAAAAGCTTCTGGCGGTGTTTCCCGTGAACTGACTATGGATGCGGCTCTCCTGACATTTAAAACTGTCGGATATGGTTCGCGGATGGGTTATACCCAAAAGGAACTCGATGATTTTGGCGGTCCGGAGCTGGCGCTTCAAAGAGTCAAGATGAATATCGTCACCGATTCCGACATGAACGCCCACGAGAAGCGTGTTGGAGATTTGGTCACCACGGCTGCTAGTTATGCTACGGCCAACAAGGCTACCCTTGCAGGTGCTAATCAATGGAGTGATATATCAAGCGATCCATTTGGAGATATTGTTACTGCAAAGATTGCAATAAATAACGATTCCAATGTAGAGCCGAATGCGATGGTTGTTTCTTATTCTAACTTCTGGACGGGGTTAGCGACACACCCGGATATTCTTTCACGAGTCCAGGCACAGCAAAAAGATTCTGGATTGAAATCTGTTACCCCTGCTCTAGTTGGTTCTCTTTTCGATCTTGATTTGAGAGTAGCAAGAGCCCGGTTTATCAGTTCGAATCCTGGTCAAGCCACTGTGACCAAAGCGAGTATTTGGGGAAACTTCGCACTTATTTTTCATAAAACACCAACTCCTGCTAAGGAGATTATCAGTTTGGCTTACACGTTTGCATTGCAGAATTTCATCATGCGCACTTACTTTGACGAGCCGAGTAAGAAGACGTTTGTTGACAACGACCACGATGTACAGACCAAACTGATCGCTGCAGGTGTTGGATTTTTAATAACCAACCCAACTGCAACCTAAAATGAAACCGACTAAACAAGGCGGTGAAATCCTGGCCATCTATAAGGTGGTCAGGAATTTAAAGTTTAAGCATCTCGGTTGGATTATGAGTGGGAGATTTGTTTGGTGTCGAGCGATATTTGCTAAGAACTATGTGATCCGCCGTGAACTTGTTAGATGTTTTTCAAAAGGAACTGCGAAGCAAGACGCAGTCAAAGTAAATGCTATTTGGATTGACACAGAGCCGGAGCCGGGTAAAAAGAAGACTAACGGGAAAATCAACAAAACAAAGGGTCAAAAACAAATCCAAACTTCGAAAAATAAAGCGAGGAAATTATGAAGTCTAAACTATTAAACACTTTTATCATTCTGTGCATTTCTACTGTTGCCCTGCTTTTCGCTCATGCGAATATGGCTAAATTGACAGTGGGATTTCTACAGGTTACAGGCATTTCGACGTTTACTGGTGCTCAGACTTTTACCGGTCTCACCACGCATGGCGGCAATGTTGTGTCAGATACCGATGGCACAGATGATATTGGAACCTCATCGGTAAGATGGAACGCTGGATATTTTGATGAGGTTTTTTGGAATAAAGGTGCCGATGTTGCCAGTGCAGCCGATGGCATGACACTCGGTTCTGATGGAAATTATTACGACATAACCGGAACCACAGCTATTGACTCGATTGCCGCACAGACTGTTGGCAAATATGTACTTTTGCAATTTGACGGCGTTTTGACAATGACTGACGGCGGAAATCTGAAACTTGAAGGTAATTTTGTTTCCGCAGCCGGTGCAACTTTGACTTTGCAGAGCGATGGAGTTGATTGGTATGAAGCATCAAGAGCTGGCGCGAATTACAATGTAGCAGGCGCCTTTGATGTCGTAGGTGCAACCACCCTAGCCGCTACAACCATCTCCACTACTTTGGGAGTTACTGGCGTTTCAACTCTGACTGGGGGTGTGGCATACGCCACGAACGCGCCATTTAACTGGTCAGCTGGGGGTGCGGTTGCCCTAGCGACTGCAGGAACAAATTCAACGCCAACAGATGGCCCGAGAATGTGGGTCGAAATATTCATTCCCAGTAACGTGACGCTCACCGGAATCGGCTATTTGGTCGGAACGGTAGGGGGCACTGATAGCGTCGTGGTGGAACTTTTCGATTCTGCCGGTGCTGTAGTTGCCAGATCAATTGCCACTGACACTGAGGCCGCTGATTTGGTTGCCACTCTTGCAGAGTTCCAGAAGGTTAATTTTTCCAGCACCGTTAACGTCACAGCCGGCACTCATTATATATCCGTTCAGTTTAACGGTGGGACTGCTCGAGTAAGAACTTTTGGAATACCGAACAGCGGATTTGTGGCCAACACTGCGGCCGGCACGTTTAAGACCGCAGCATCGATAACACCAACGACGACCTTTGTCGCTGGTGAGGGGCCTATCAGCTGGGTCTTTTAGAGGGGAGTAAAATTAATGGGAACACGCCAAGAATGGACTTTCATCGGTGTGATTCTGACCTCGGAAACCCAGATCTTCACCTGGGCTTCGTTGCAGACAACCCCTGGACCTGACGAAGGGGGCACGATCCCAACGACGTTTGCGAAGGCTCCAGATGTCGAGATCACTAGGTACTTCGGTGATGCCAAGTTCTTCATTGAGTCGGGTGCTATAACCACCACCCAAGTCACGATCAAGAATAGTGGATTCAGTGATCCTCTCCCTCAAACATTCACCCTCAAAGTCGTCTCGAGAGAGACAACGGCACCAGCAGCTGGAGCGCCGGGGACTGCCGTCACCTGGCCATTTTACGCAACTCTCGAAGACGTTAAGGATAAATTAGTCAGCATTGACAAGTTATTTGATACAAGTGGCAAGCTAACGGACACGGTGCTTCTCAATCAGATTTCGTTAGCCTATGCTGATATCCATGCCGCCGCTGCTATTGGAGGATATAGCGTCCCTCTTGTTAATTCTGACGTGACTACGCTGAGTGCAGGATCATCGGCGAGTACAGTACCTGTAGCACTAGGAATCACTGATATCACGAAGATCGCGGCCGGAGATATCGCGTTCATACACGGCGCAAGCGGTACGGCATACCTGGCTGAGTTCGTGGGCGTGGTCAACGTCGATACAACGGCCAAGACGGCGGTGGTTATGTTCCTGAGAAACGCCTATGATTCGGGCGTAACTATTGAAAAATGTACAGAGGCATTTAAGACTTTCAGGCAATGCAATGCGATTGCAGCTGCCATGGGTGCTCTAAACTCGACGACAGTCGGGCAGTCGATCGGGATAAATGCGAAAGTAGCCACCTTTGAGGGATTCCTTGCCAAATGCCTCAAGGGGCTCATGGAAGGAACTATAGCTATATCCGGCCTGACCAAGAAGACCGGTGCGATCAAGACGTTCCAGACTGAGAACCCGAACGAGATAGATGTCAAAGATGGACCTGTCTGGCGTCTGGACATGGCCTCATGACGACTGATGGAAAAAGGATCGAATATGCCCCTGACGGACTCAATGACCCGAGAACAACCGGAGTCATGAGTGTCGCATTGAGTGAAAATGAAGAGGTGGAATGGCATTGGACTCATGGTAATATGTGTAGTTACGTTTCAGGATATACGATTAAAATTAAGCCTTTAAGATGCCAGCAGGAATAGTCATAAAATCAAATATTAAACAATGGCAGAAACAGGCCGAACAAGCCGCTGATCAGACCAGTGGTGGAGTTCTAACCAGAAGAATATCAATTAAAATTTCTAAAAGAATGAGAGATTTCTCAAAACAAGAATTTGTTCTTGGACAGACAGGTGGATGGGAACCGCTGAGTCCAGAATACGCAAAGCGGAAAGGGACAACTGGAGCCGGAATACTCAGATTGACGGATAGGCTTTTCAAGTCCGTCACGGAAAGAGGAGGAGAGAACATCGCGGCTATGAGACGCAAGGTAGCTGGTTATGTCTATCGATTCGGTACTAGGGTTCCTTACGGTGAATTTCACCAAGAAGGAGCTGGTAACTTGCCCAAAAGGGAATTTCTTAAAGTAGATGAGGGTAGAGAGTTGGTCATTCAGAAGGACATCGGCGAGCTGACTGTTCAACATCTCGCTCGCTTGCCATTTTTTGATAAGCTTCGAGGCGCTGGGTTCCGGATCTCGGGTTCGATGCCAGGCCAGGCTGTGGGAGTTGCACGTGGCTGATGATTTTCTGACACCGATCATCGACGAGATTGTGACCATATTACAGGCCAATCTTCCGGGAGAGATCGACGACCTGGACATCGCCCTCGAGGATGTGCCAAATGAATTTATGCACAAGGCTTTTATGCAAACTAGATTACAGTTTCCCTCTATGGAGATTTTCCCATCGGGTCAGAGCACATTTGATCCGAACTTCACACACGGGACGATTGACTTCGATTGGAGAATCGCAACCGTAATAAATTTGACAGCCAAAGACGAAGAGACAGGTGAACTTGACTCGCGTAAATATATGACGGCCGTCATTAAGAGTATCGAAAAGGGAACCGTAGCAAATACTCAGACGAGGCTAAACGGAAAAGCAAGATTCGCAGGACCTATAGGAGCTGATTTCGTCAATGGAGGCGTGGCTGGAAATATTCTTTTTTCCATTATTATTATTTGGCAAATTGTAAAATCTGAGGATACGCTGGCGGGAGTATGAAACAGGACGACAAAAAAAATGACAAACAGATCGATCCTAAGGTTATGGAAATGTTTATGGAGGCTAGGCGGACAGCCCTTCAGGCCCTCAATGATCGATTGAGCAAGGAGGACAACAAATGAATGAAAAGATTGACAAGACGACCGTATTCAAACCAGGTGATAAAGTTATCGCCCGGGGCACATTCGGTGTGCCGGCTTCACCGAGGCTGTTCAAACCCCTCAAGGATGCCGCTAAAGAATACGAAGATTATGCAAAACTTGTTGAGTCTAAAGATGATGGGCTCTCTAAATTTATGTCTAATATGGTATTCTTGCCCTCAGAGGGTGCAGGTCGTTACCGGATAGTTAAGGGCGAACAGTATGGGATCCTGGTAGAGGGAAAATATGGCGAACTCTTTCATAAACCAAAATCAAAAAAGCAAAATGAGCCAACAGCAGAAACCCAGGCTGCCACTGCCTAGCTACATCGTGGTCCAGAAAATGAAGCGCAACGGGAAAAAATTCTGGCCGCCCAGGCTGAACGATCACGGTGAATTAGAATACGACACAATCCAAATGCCGGCAGCTGAGGCGCAGATCTGGAACCATGTTGGGTGCATAACTGACGAGGAGAAGTTCCTGAATGGGACGCTCGTTCATCCAGACAGTATTAGAATATAAAAAAAAGGAGGTAGAACGATGCCGACGACAGTCGCAATTCAGCCGGACGGAGCGGGAACATGGAGAACCGGGGTCGTGTTCGGTGCGACCGATGGGATCCTTCCTGAAACAATTTCACCTATTACCTTGCAGGGAGACAAGATACCAATAGAGTCGATTGGTATTAGCGATGTTGAGTTCATGAAGATTCTTGCGGTAAACGCTAATCCGACTCTCACGTTTATTATGCGATGGTCTGGCATGTTCTGGGCTTTTCTAGCTCATTGGATGGGAGACGACACGCTGATCTTTGCGGGCTCGATCGCGACGCACGACATGAACTATCAGACACGAAGCACCCTGAATGCGATTACCATGGGAGCGAGAATCGACGATAACAACAGCAAGATTCTCGAGTGGCCTTCGCTCAAACCGCAACAGATAATCATGGCACCAAACTCCGATGGGTTCTGGGAAATGCAAATCGTCTGCATGGGAAACACCATCGAGGCAAACGCCGACGCGGCAAACGGCTCGACTGAATTTGATGCAGTGACCTATATAACCAAGGCACGAGAATTGTGTGTACGAGCTAACCTCTTTAGAATTAACACTGGAGCAGGCGGACTCGCATCGCCGACTGACGACAGGAATGTCCAGGACTTAACGATCACGCTCGAGCGTCCCTTGGTGAATGACAGGCCCACCGAGGGCACTGTGGCCAAAGGCGGCGCCCAGGTACAGATTCCAGAGCCAGTCCAGGATGGGCCGACAATCGTAACGGTAGGGTTTAATGAGCCGGATTTTATTGACTTCGCATCCCTTGTTGATGAGTTCAAGGACGATACAGAATTTAAAGCCGATCTGAAATATGCTGAGACGGTGAACTCACTCGCCTATCAGTCCCTTATGGAGTTCGCCCTCATGGAATACATGCCACCGGAGGCGAACCTCGATCGTCAGGCTAGAGTGCCATTACAACGTGAGTTTAGATGTATCACGGCACAGGCCACTCCGACTGGGATGCAGACTGCGAACCCGATTCATGTCGAACTGAAGAATGAAGATAACCTGACTTATGAGACAGGCGTTTAAAACGTAAAGGAAAACTCAAAAAAAAAAGGAGGAAACAAAATGTCTTTTCAACTAGAAAAAGATATTGATTTTGCCTGGGTTTCTGCTGATTTCGGTTCAGGACTTGAAACATACAAAATCACACATTACACCATTCCTTTTGTAATCCAACTTTTTAAAAAACATGGTCATCGGAAAAAGAGCAAAAAATATACTAAGAATCAATATGATTTGACAGATATCAATGCCCTTGCTATGCGAAAAGAGGCGGTTTGCACAGTACTTCTGGACTGGAAGGAAGGCGTTATATTGGATAAGCACGGCAAACCAGTAAAGTGCGGGCAAAAAGAAAAAGAGCAACTCATTTTAGATTCCCCGCGTCGTGTTCATTGGATTCTTAAACAAGGTGGAAATCTTGATACATTACTTCCCAACCTGGAGCAAGAAGCAAAAAACTCAGGGAGGCCATTGAATACAGAGAACGAAGCATCCGCAACAAAAAGCAATTCCCGAATTGCGGAGAGTGTCTCAAAGTAAACGAAAGGAGAGGCATCAAGGTGGAGAGTGTCGACCATGACATCTGCCCGATGCCCGACCTGGTTCGATGGCCACAATTTCGACAGAATTTAATATCGGAATCAGAGCAGAAAATATTCGATCTAGTCTACGTCGTCGATAGCCATTCAGTCGTCAGTCGGGGGTTACAGGAACTGGCGCTCGATGCGTTTTCCAGTTCACTCACCCAGGCGGAGGCGAGAATGCTGATCGCGATGTTAGTTCATAAGGATATACTCGCAAACAAAAACCGTCAGACGCAGGCAGATAAGAAAAGCGATACCCTGCGCCTGGACAATGATTGGGATTTGAAAGAGGAGTAGTAATACAATGCCCTTAATAATGCAGCTTGATGCGGACACCAAGAAGGCCACATCAAAAATCAAAGCAGCATCCAAGTCTGCGGGGGCAAGTATTAAAAAACTCGAAAAAGATTCCGTTAATTCAACTAATAGAATGAGGCAATCATTTGGTGGATTAACTGGAAGTATCGGAGCACTTCGAAACAAACTTCTTGTTTTTGGATTTGCAACGGCAGGAACAATAAAATTATTTAAAACTCTTATTGGGGAGAGTTCAGATTTAGAAGAATCTATAAATGCTGTAAATGTTGTATTTAAAAATGGCGCTGGTATAATTTTAGATTTCGGGGAAAAGGCAGCTGAATCTGTTGGTCTCGCGAATTCCGAATTCAATCAACTCGCCACAGAAACGGGCGCACTCCTTGTCAATACCGGAATACCTCTTTCCGAAGTTTCCGATCTTACTATCAAATTAACAAAAAGAGCAGCAGATTTGGCGTCCGTTTTCAATACAGATGTTAAGCTTGCTTTCTCGGCTATCAATCAAGCTATACGCGGTGAAACTGAAGCAATCAGAAAATTCTCCGGCGATGTTACAGATGCATCATTGCAAACATTTTTATTTTCAAAGGGGATTAACACGTTGGTTTCTTCTCTGTCCCAAGAAGAAAAACGGCTTCTTCGTGTTGACTTGCTTTTAGAACAAACCAAAGATACATCGGGAGATTTTTTAAACACTCAAGATTCTTTAGCGAATGCGACAAGGATTCTCGGGGCACGAATGTTGGATTTGGCTGCTGATATTGGTGATGGATTTGTTCCTGCAGCTTCTAATGCTGTTGCTATCTTTGGGAAGTTTGTTACTCTTGCTGAAAATTTTTTAAAATTACAAGAAAAACTTGACAAATTTGCCGGTGGTCCTTTATCAAGTGAAGCTATTGCAAGATTCAAGTTAGTGGAAGAAGGATTTAAGGGGATCAGTAATGCTACTCAAGAATTTCTCGATTTAATCAAGGAAGTAGATGCAGCGCAAGCACAATCTCTGACAGAGGCAGGATTGCGTGCTGCTGCATTGAATGATGTTACAGAAAATCTACTAAAACTTACGGAGGCGAATAAATTTACGGATTTTATTGATGGTATCGGTCGTTCGTTTGAAGATGATATTTTGCCACCAATGGAAGAAACCGTTTCCGCCATAGACAGCATAGGAGATGCTTCTGAAAAATGGGCAAAGAATCAAGCAGCACTTGCTCAAACGATACCAGATCTTCCGGATGATATTCAAATAGTAGATGTCGCAATGGAAGCCGCAGCGGATGCTGCTGGGCAGTTTGCACAAAACCTCGCACGCGCACTTGTCACCGGACAGAATCTAGGAGACGTGATAAAGAGTTTCATTATCAGTCTGGGATTGTCATTCCTTCCAGGTGGAAGTCTCTTTGAAAGATTTGAGCATGGCGGTATCGCGCCTGGCAATTTTGTCCCATCAATCGCCGGAGAGGGCGGAGGCGCACCGGAGATCATACAATCGGCGAGCCCGATAAGGGTGACGCCCCTAACCACGAACAACGACAATTCCAGGAGAATAATAAACATCAATGTCACGACCACGGATCTGAGCGACTTCGCGCTGAAGAATGACATCATTCCCAGAATAAAAAGACTCGAGCAGGAGTTCTAAATGAGGACGTTGAGCGCAAATCTTACAACCGAGAACAACAAGGATGCTAATCTGCCGGTCATTGAAGTACAGATAAATGGAGTTACAAATAGATATTCATCCGGGACATTCAGTTCCATAAGTGCAAACCACAAAAAATTAATAAAAGATTTTATCTATACGATGCCACCAGTAGACTTGTTGGACGGACTGCAATCGAATCCGCAGTTTAGAGTGGATATAACAGATAAGGATAGAGATCTGACTGGGGATATAAACGCGAACAGCTTTTTCGACCGTCAGGTCACCGCCAGGTTCGGAGATCAGAATATCGTGATCGGAGACTTCTTCGACTTCCCTAGTTTTAATATCAAGGGAAAACTCGAACTCAGCGAGAAATTCCAGTCATGGATTTTGACAGGCGTATCAGCTTTTAAATTTCTCAAGCAGGATATATTCAGGGATATCCCTAAGACGACGCTCAGTGGGGACTTTCTCAAGGGCGCTGGCGGCCCTATCAGCGTGGCATCGTTCACGAGCTTTGTGGACGTTACAAATATGCCGTCGAAAATTGGTGGTATTAGTTTCCTCAAGATCGATAGTGAGATTGTCAAATATCTTACTATGACTGGAGGCGAGGCGGATACTATCACCCGAGGCGTGTTTGGGACAGACGATACAGACCACTTTGATGGTGCAGAGGTGTTGCAGTTTTTTGCTTTTCCTGAACTTTATCCGACTGATTTTTTATTATTTTTGTTGCTTACAACTACAGACGGATCCGGGCATGCCTATTATGATTTGACATCATTCGATACGGCGTTTGCCGGTTTCGGTCTTGGGCTTTCGTCGACGGAAGTGAACATAACCTCAATCGAGAGGCTAGGCTATCAATGGTTCTTCCAGGAGGAGGCCTGTCACTTCCTCGGTAGCTTCAGAACCGAGCAGTCGAAATCCTGGATCAAACGCGAACTCTTGGAGATCGCCAACTTGATCCTATATGTCGATTCCGGCAACCAACTGAATGTCGGGATCGTGGACTATCACCAGATGCTCGAGTTCGACGCGACCGGGAACACACTGACGCAGGCCGATATAAAAATAACCAATTACAATATAATCCTCGACAGGCTCATAAACGAAATCCGATATGAATATGCGATTGACCCGATCTCTGGGAAGAACGGCCGCTCTATAGAGCTAGAATACGACTCGAGTACGGCTACGCACGGCGCGGCTGATAAGAGGCATGTTGTCAAGAGCAGACTGTTGGACGATATGGATCCGGCTATAGCTACAAATCCACCCCGAATTGTCTGGAACACGGCCCGCAGGCTTTTCTTTATGTTCGGGAATCCTGTTGCGGAGATAGAGTTCGAATCTCAGCCGCCAAACTGGCTGTTCGAGCCGATTGCAGATTCAGTTACGGTAAGCAATACTAAGATCCCAGATATAGAAAACGATGGCGAAGGAATATCGAATCAATATGTGATCACCGGGCAGACTATAAAACCGATATCCGATCCGCGTAGTTTCAAATACAATGCTCTGAGCCCAGAACCCTACAATATCGCCGTAGCTATTGCCAGAACTTTTACAGTAGTCACAGAAGGAAGCATTACTGACACATCAATTGTTTTTCGCAGTGGGGCGGATCTGCTTCAGAACGCTAGCGATGGCAACCACACCTTTGCAGGGGACGTAACGGCGCCTCTGCTTTACTATGATATCAAGGTGACGCCTCCAAACACAGGAACAACAGAACATTGGATTTCCCTAAGATTTAAACTGTTTACCTCTTTTCCTCTTTTTACGGGTGCTGTAGTTGATAAAGTAAAAATTCTTAGATACAATTCTGGTGATAGTGCAGCTTTTACAGCTAGAATTATGGCTATAAACAATGATACAACCTTTTTGGGATTAAGCATTTTTAGAAGCGCTTATGTGCAATGGTTTTTCGCAAACGCATCGGCGGGTTCGGGAGAGAGGCCATCTAGTGTTGAATTAGTAGAATTTGGATTTGTGAATATACTTGCAACTTTCAGCGAGGTTTAATTTATAATGGCATTCGGATTTGGTAGAATAGAGTACGACGGCAATGTGATCGACCTGCAAAGGCCATGGACATCGTTCCAGCCGAGAAAGCCCGTCAGTTCTGACACCAGACAGGCCCAATCCGGAATAGAACAGACGGCGAAGTTCTTTAGCCAGCACTTCATAGATACAAGATTGAATCTCTTATCGCCCCAGGAAAAATCTGAGTTGCTGCGTCTATTTGAATTTGCCGAAGGCGGAGATTCTTTCACATTGATTCGGGACCGGAACCTCGGTGCCTATATAAATTTTGAGGGCGGCATAAACCCGACAGCGGCGCCCAGGGGGTTAAAGACTAATGATGATGTTGATGGGACATTCACCAGGGCACTGACGACCGATTCGGCCTGGTATTTGGATGAAGGCACAGGATTGCTGACGGTTCGCGATGTGGTAGATCAGCCCAGGTTTCCGGCAGGCAAATTCGGCGCAGGGATTCAGATGGATGGGGCAGCGGTAAACTTGATTACTAATCGGATAAGTAATGCTGCGTGGATTAAAACAACAATGACGGCAGCCACAACAACTGAAACTCTTGACCCAGCAGGTAATAATTCTAATGTTGATAAACTAACAGCAACTGCCGCGAGTGCAACGGCCAAGTTTACCACGGGAACACCAAAAGGCAACGAAGCTGCTGGGAAATTTTGGATTAAATCTTCAAGTGGAAATGTCTCTTTAAATTTAACAATTGAAACTACAACGGTGATTACAAATGCTGTAACGGCAACTCCAGTATGGACTGAACTTAAAGTACAGGGGGATACTTCTGCCCTGGCTGCTGGAAATTTAAAACTCGGTATTGAAATTGTAACAAACGGAGAAATTGTTTATGTCTGGCACACACCACAACTTTTCGATAGTGCTGAATTTGACCTCGGAACAGTTGGACCTTTATCTACGAGCAGCATCACAAGAAATTTAGAAAAACTTAATTTTGCCTCTTCTAATATTATGAATAGGGACAAAGGAACTATTTTAATGTGGGTTAAGCCAAGATGGGCATCAAACAAGAAACCTGCGACTGTATTTTTTGATTCCGGTGATTCTGCTGGTGCAACTGCAAATCGACACGTTGTTTTTTATCACTTGCAAGCAGACGGTTTACACTTAGAGACAAACAAGAATAATGGCGCAACTGCGGCTTTTGCTTTTTCTGCTGCTGCATCGCTTACACAGGATTCCTACAATTTTATTGGTGGAACATGGGATGCTACGATTTCAAACGGACACAAACTTTATCTAGGTGGCTCCCTAATAGGAACGAGTATCAATAGTCCTTACAATATTAGTGAAACGGGGGACACGTTTGCTATAGGTTCAGAGATAGATGGAGATAATCCTGATTTCTGCGCAATAGATGAAGTTTTAATCACAAGAAATGTTCTAACTGCTGCCGATTTTGCTGGAATTTTTAATCTCGGTATCGGTCTTGGGGTGCCGAGAAACAGGTGGACGGTCAAACTCGCGGATCAGACTTGGAATCCTAGATGGCTGAATTCAGATGTTTATGATATACCCCTACTTCTTAAGGAGGTTTTGACATGAAAAAAATGACAGGGGCGTTCCTAGCCCTCCTTCTGCTCTTCTGTACTTCTGAGGCGTTCTCTCAAAGACAGATAAAAGGGGCTAATGGTCGATTGGATATTATAGATTCAACTACGGCCGACACGGTAAAAATCGACGTTACGGGTCCCATATTTGAAATAAATACAAATTTAGAGCTTCTTGATGATAAAGATTTGGTTTGGGGAACCAATAATGATTGGCTTGCACAATACAATGAGAGTGTAGATAATCAGCTTTTATTTATTACAGCAAACACTTCGGCGGTAGCTACAACCGATCCGATGTTTGAAATTCTTGTGGGAACCACCCCGCCCGCAGACCAGCAAATTTTTGGAATAGGTAAGGGCATACAGGCAAGCAACACGGCATTATTTACAGTTGATGAAGATGGGGACGGTGTGCTTCTAGGAACCATTACCGCAAGTAATTTGAGTGGAACCAATACAGGCGACGTAACTCTTTCTGGAACCCCGGATTATATTACAATATCAGGTCAGATAATTACTCGAAATAGGCTTGATATTGCAGATGACTTAAACACTTTTACATCCGCACAATTATCTGGAAGGCTAACGAATGAAACCGGAAGCGTATCGGGAAGCCCGCTTGCGGTGTTTAATGTCAACCCTGTTTTGACGGGTGCGACTTTAGCGGGTATCTTGGCTGATAACGACGATATGGTTTTTGAGATAGATGTCAATAATGACGGTTCAAATAAATACAGTTTCACGGATGGGTTAAGTGCAGAGATATTCAGCATTACCGAAGCTGGGGTGGTTGCTGCAAGCTCGACTATTACGGCTGTCGGTTCTTTCATTATCGGCTCAGCCGACATGAATGAGACAGATTTGGAGAAGCTCGATGGAATTACAAATGGTGCAGGTGCTGCCAATAAAGCTCTCGTTCTTGATGGAAGCACGAACATAGCATCGGGTGTTGGTAGCTTCACAGCAACCACTTTTGTCGGAGCTTTAACAGGCGAAGCAAGTGGAAACTTAGTCAACAATGCTGCCGACGAAATGTTGTTAGCGGACGCAACTACTAACGTCGTAACAGATATTCTCGACTTGAGCCATACGGGTGGAACTGTAGCAGCCGGATTTGGAACTGGTCTCCGTTTCGACATAGAAGATGCAGGAGGGATTGAGGAACAGGCCAGCATCGACGTTTCGCTTGACGTGGTGACAGATTTGGCCGAGGAAGCGAGTATTATTTTCCGCCACAACGTAGCTGGAACTATGCAGGAGAGCATGAGAATTGACGGAACTGCCGGTTTTGTTGCTATTGGTGGAACAACCACCCCAAGCGTACCCTTGCACGTAGTTGGAACAGTCAATGAGGGTGATGTAATGAGGGTTGAGGATGAAGATGGAAATTTCTTTTTGGTGGGAAATAATGGAGAGGTTACCTTTCAAGGCAATGCGTCCAATATCTTCGAGCTTGTTGGCACAGCCGGAAGCAGCAACGTAAGATTTAGAATTAATAATAATACCGGAACCGACGACACTCAAGTCACTTTTGCAAACAATAACTCATCAAGATGGACACTGGGAAACGATGCTGGCACCAATAATTTTATCATACGTGAAGGTAGCGGTGTGTTTGGTACAAATGACCGTGTAGCCATAATACAGGGCGGCAATTTTGGCATAGGCACCATCACCCCAGACCAAATTCTTCAAGTAGAGAACTTAACAGGTGATTCAAAAATAGCCATAACATCAGATAACGCGAGCATATCTGAAATCGAGTTAGGGAATGAGGACGACCCTAATATATTCTCGATAAAGGCTCATCAAGGTGGAGACTCGCTTGAGGTAATAGTCAATAATGCGACAGCCATGATGTTTGATAGTGGTGGTAATGTATTTATACCAGCTGGCACCTTAGACATTACTCAAGGCACAAACAGTTCCTTTTTCAGACGAGACAGTGATCAATTTCTGCAAATCGAAGTGAACGCATCAGCAACCTTTCTGCGGTCATTTTCTAACGATGCCGCACCGAAGGATATGCAGTTCCAATCCGATGAGGGATTTTTTATGGTTGGGAATACGGGTGTAACAGTAGATTTGGATAATGATAACGATGGTACTACAGACGTTTTTGTAGTTCGTGATGGAATAAATAATGTTTTATTTCAAGTAAATGAGAACGATGGCAATGTAACCATAGGCAACGATATTCTATTGGCTGATGGCTCGGTAATAGGGATAACGGGGAACGAGGTTATTACGTTTGCAGCCGCGGGAACAATAAATATTACGGGTGCATCGCATGATGTAGATGGAGCGTTTACGGCTTCAACCATTACAAGTGACGGAGA